CTCAACACCAACCATGTCAACTCAAACCCAACTCGAACTCAACGCGGCGCAAGCGGCGATCTACACGCGGTCAAACATCCGGCGTGCGTTCCAGGATTTTGATGACACTGAAGTCTCCGGCATTTATCTGCGAGGTGACGATTGCCTTGTGGTGCATCGCGATGGTAGTGAGCAGACTTACAACAGGGAACTAATCAAGGTTGCCCATACAAACTACACCCACCGTCTCAAAGATTTCTTTTCCTATCTTGGTCCTAATTATCGTGGCCCTAGTGTATGGCACAACAATGCTTACGTATTGTTTAAAGGATGGAACTACTCGCACGCACTCGGACACCTGACATCTAATGCAAAACTCCAGGCGCATTGGGCTGACAAATTTATACATGTATCAGACACCAACAAAGTCCTCCATCTCCTCCAGTCCGACCAAACGGATATTGGACATTTGGTTGCACCAGACGGATTGCGGCTTCCGAATCGGCCCATTGATTTTGACAGCGACATGGAAGCTGACCAGTCCACACCTGTCGTGGGTGAACCTTGGTGTTCGTGTGGGTCGTATCAGCGTCAGCTCAGCAACGTATCTGACTTTGCGGCCGAGATCGAAGGATTCAAACCCTGGTGCATCCACCTGAGTTGGTTCAACAAGTACAGGGAACTGCTGTGCAAGCGCACCGAAGCACGGAATGCTAGCCCCAGTGGTACACCTGAGAAGTGTGTTGCCTGGTGGTACGCACCACCCGCTGATCACATCAGTGATGGACGCTTTGTATTGTTGTATACAAACTCAGGAGCACAAGCTCCGCTTAGTCATTGGCGTACCTACAAACCGAAGGAGATCTTTACCCAGCATGATGCATGGGATCTGTTCTTTAATATGATGGAGGCTGGGTATGTACCATTTCCTGGTACTGCCTTGCCACAACTCAAGTCTGCTATCAAAAAATGAAGGAGGCAATCATTGAAGTCAGCCATGACATTCTTGAATACGCACGTCAACTTGCAACTCAACCTCTCATGACAAAACCTACGCGTTACGATCTCGATCTCCCAGAAGACACACACTGGGAGCTTGTAAAGTTAGCTGCTGAACTTAAGATGCATCATGAAGACTACGCACTAAACGTACTAATTGGTCATGTCGAATCTGAGTTGGATCGAAAAGTTCAAGCTTGAATGCATTGACGAAGAGGATGGCACCATGACCATCCACATCGAGTGGGATGAGAATGATCCTGAACTTGCCTATTGGACTTCTTTGGGTCCACAAGGTCAAGAAGAATTTATTTTGACTGCACTACGAGAGGCTTGTGCCCCTTACACTGACACCGAAGTTTTTGATGATCATGTCGATTGACACCTACGGCCTTTCTTCTGAGCAGTACACCGAGTTCTTCCACAAGAACATTCGTGCTGCTGCCAAGCTTTACCTTGATACCTGCAACATTTTGAGCAGCGAAGGGGTCGGCAATGTTGACTTCAAAACTGTCTCAGAGATGTACCAAGAAGCTGTGTACACTACCAACGATGATTGTCGGCGGTACCAAAAGAGTAACAATCCTGAAGCCTTGAAGGAAAACGACATGTATGGTATGGTTCCTTCTCACCAGGAAATCATTGACATGGTTGAAACCTTGGTGACCTACACCGAAGCTCTTGACGCCAAGCTCCAGGCGCTGACCGACTACGTCAGTAATCTGGTCACGATTACCACGGCAGGTCTCGAAGGGATCGCCACTACCCTTGACGATACGGTAGACTGAGCAGGCAAGTTTGTTTCATCGGCTTGCAGTCAACCGTCCTGGTCATGACGCAAAACTGACCACCCATCTCAATACCACACCATGTTTGAATCCTTGTTTGCCGCCGTACTTCCGGTGATGAAAGACTTGCTTTGGGCAGCGGCTGGCATAGCGCTGACCTATCTCTTCAACAAGTTTCAAACTCAATTCAACTAAACCATGACTCAGATCACACAAGCTAAACTCAAGGACTTAACTGTCATCAAACTCTACGAGCACTACAATGCTCTTGAAAAATCACTGCCTTTACTTACTCCTGAGTCCCAGGAGCTGGCGAAAGCTGAGCTTGAAAGTTGTGCCAACCTACGCTCAGAAAAGATTGATCGTATCTATTACGCAATGGCGTCCCATGAGGATGCATTGGAACGCATCAAGAAAGAAGGTGACCTAATTACGCAGTCCAAGCGGCACCACGAATCCCAACTGCGATCACTCAAAGGCCTGCTAAATTATTTGCGTCGGGTCCTACCACTGGACTCGAACAAAATCACCGGTCGCAATTACCAGTTCACCCTTGTTAAAAAGAAGGAACTTACAGTCGAGGTCTCATCGGACCCGGAGTTTTGGCACACTACAGAAAGAGAACTTTATTGCGTTACAGAAGAAATCACCACAACCAAACGAGTTGTATTACGATCAATGTCAGGAGAAGTTCTTGACGAAAGAACAGAACCTAAAACAACCACTAAAGTCCTCCCTAACCTCGATGCCATACGCAGCGCCTATCAAGAAGGTCGACAGCTCCCACACGGTGTCAAAGTCGTCCAAGAATACTCAGTACGATCCAAGCGCATCTTTGGAGAGCCAAGGGTGGAAATGGTTTCATCCGAGTATCCAAGCGAGTTTTTACGAGAAGATTCCAGCGCCGACTGATTGTGATGACGCTCGTATCAAGATGAGCTGTCATGATCACGCCATCAAAGACTTTGATCTTCAACTGGAGATGAACGGTCTACAGCTAGACATGCTCAAAGAAAACGGAGAGGTTATTCCTTACCACCTTGATGAGCATAGTGATCTTGAGGAAAAGAAACTCAAGCTTCTTGTTGGTAAACGGTTTCACCAAAATTCATCCAATGCATATTGGTACTACCTCCAGCGGGAAAAGTCAGCTAAGTAAATGCCTGTACAATAGGTAAAGCTGTAGGAGTCTCATGGGTGGCGATCAAGTTCTTAATAAGTTGATTGCTGGTTTCACCAATGATGGGACTCCTCTTTCTGCAACAATTGGTTCCAAGATGGAGCATGGTGTTGTCATCTTGACAGCAGCCATGCTTTCTAATGAAAACCTTGCTGCATCAATGCATGCAGAAGAAATGGTTGATGCCGCAATTAACTATTACAACATTATCCAACAACGTCTTGGTTACTACCAGCAGGATCAAGCGCATTCATTAGAAAGGCTTCTAGGAAGTTAAATTCCTGCTAAGGTAAGTAAGTCTTTATTCCAAGGAATGAAAACCGTTCCCGTTCCCAGATTGACCTTGTCATTTGAGGTTGACATTGAAGTTGAGTACAACTCTTTTGGCGGCAAAACTGCCGATGAAATTGCAGAAGCCCTTCAAGATGAACTCCATAACCTTGTCTTTGAGTTAGATCAGGTTATCGGGATGGACTCCCACTGCACATCCATTGCACCTTACAACCAACATGATGAATTCTGATTACCTTGCCGGCTGGGACGTTAACGCTGAGCAACGCAAGGCTGATTTTATGGAGCACATGTACCAATGCAGCGGGCGTGCCAAGGCTGCTCCCGGTGTTGTTGGTCTTTACACTGGTCTATGGGAAAACTTCTGTCTTCGGGAAGCTGGTCCCATCATGCGGGATCGGTACTTTGAAATGATGGAAGCTGTCCGTCTTTACGAGGAAGGCAAGCTCAAACCTGTTTCTTAAGGTTTACACTGAACACACTTTTGTTGTTGGACGTGCCACACTAGTGGTACGTCCCTTTTTACTTATGGACACCACACAAGAACCTATAGACAGCGTTAAAAGCTGGCAAGATTGGTACCGCAAACACCGTATTGTTGCTCAAACGGACAAACCTTTAGAAGCCAAAGACTTACGCGAAAACATGCACGACACCACCAACGCAGTTGAGACTTTGATCGACACTGATCCAAAAGCAATGTGGATTGAAAAAGCACGTGAGCATTTTGCTGACACACTTGCTGAATACCAATACGAATTGAGTGGTAAAGACTTCTACAAAGCTTTTTACCAGGCAGCAGTAGAAGCAATGGGCTATTCAGAAAAAGAATATCAACGCACCAAAGAACTGGTTGATATGCTGCGCTATCATCACCTTGGTCAAGACTGATGTCACGTGCGAATGATTCTGAATATCCGCAGTGGATCTGCCATTGCTGTGGTGAGAACTATGGCACGTGGTACAAGCGTGGTACCTATGTAGGACCGCCGCATCACTATGCCACCTACCACCAAGGTACGTGTGGTGTGTGTGGTGCTGTAGATGTATCTGTCACTGAACCTCGTGATTATGGACATCTACGCGCCAAGTGGCGTAGTGAGATAATAAAGAAAGGAAATAAGAATTAATGCAATGCCAGTATATAGAGAAGCGGGTGAACCCCTTCTATATGAAGTCGTAAAAGTACAGACTTGCAGTGGTCAACCCCTTGAGGTAACTACTGCAAGTGGTAATACTGTTTATACGCAACCTGCAGGAATGGCAGGAGATGCATTTGGAAGAACACGTGTATCAGCACCTCTGACCCTATTTGATTCAAGCCATCGTTATAACGACAATGGATTGTGGTCTACCTCCAGTGGTGCTGGTGGTACGTTTGCATTCAACGCAAACCAAGGTCTTGTTGATCTCAACGTAACCACTACATCTGGTTCTGAGATCATCAGGGAAACCAACAAGGTCTGTTCATATCAACCAGGGAAATCCTTGTTGTTTATGTCGACCTTTGTGATGAATGCTCCAAAAGCTAACCTGCGGCAACGTGTTGGTTACTACGGTGCTTCTAATGGTTTGTATCTAGAGGTTAGTGGTACCACGGAACCTGCCCTTGTTGAACGTAGTGCTGTAACTGGAAGCGTTACTGAAACACGAGTAGCACAAGCTAACTGGAACATTGACAAACTAGATGGCAATGGACCCTCAGGCTTTACGCTTGATCTCACCAAGGCTCAAATCCTTTGGTTTGATATTGAATGGCTTGGCCTTGGTACTGTACGTGCAGGGTTTGTCATCAACGGTGCATTCATTCACTGCCATTCATTCCATCACGCTAACCTAATCACATCCACTTATATAACAACGGCATCTTTGCCGTTGCGTTATGAAATTACTAATGTAGATACTACGGCAAGCAGCAGTACATTAAAACAAGTTTGTTCGACAGTCCTATCGGAAGGCGGATATGAACTGCGTGGAGCACAGTCTGCCATTGGTACTCCGATTGCATCACCACGTGATTTAACAGTCATCTCCACTGAGTACCCTGTCATTTCTATTCGTCTTAAATCAACCCGTCTTGATGCAATTGTTATTTTGACCGCCTTATCAATCATGGGTATTACTAACAATTCAAACTACAACTGGAAAGTAATTGTTGGGGGTACAACCACAGGGGGATCATGGGATACCACTGGAACAACTTCTTCCGTTGAATACAACATCACTGGCACTTCCTTTACCATGGGAACAGGACGTGTGTTGGCAAGTGGTTTTGCCACTGGTTCTAACCAAGGATCAACCGTTATTGACATCTTGAAAGAAGCATTGTTTGCATTCCAGTTGGAACGCAATGGTCTTACCAGTACTGCCACGGAATTAACCTTGGTATGCAGCAGTGCCCAAGCTGGAGCTGATGTCCTTTCTTCCATGGACTGGGAGGAAATTTCAAGATGAGTCGTTAATACGCTATAATTTACAGGCGCGTTACCGCTTGTTTTGTGTCCATCCTCTTAAAAAACAGGCTTTCCCTAAAAGCCCATCGTACTTTGATTGAAGGACGTTTCTACATTTGTACAGAATCCCCCAGTGGATTGCGGTATAAAGTAAACTTACGTGGCTCTGCCAAAGCAGGTGCTGTTGCAGGTTCTTGTAATCACAACGGTTATTGGCAAATTGGTATCCGCATAAATGGAACATATAAAAAATTTCAAGCACATCGTATTGTTTATTTTCTTCAAACAGGTACAGATCCCGGTGAGTTAATTGTTGATCACGCACAAGGAGTTGAAAACCCGCTTGATTTAAGGGGAGGTACTCAAAGCGATAACTTGGGTAACGCAAAAAAAAGATTGTTGGTAAATGGTAAACCAACAACAAGCAAATACAAAGGAGTTAGTTGGTTTACTTCCACACAAAAGTGGCGAGTTGAAATAAGACATCAAGGTAAATCAATTCATCTTGGTTATTTTGACGATGAAGTTACTGCTGCTTTGATGTATGATGCAAAAGCATTTGAGTTACGTGGAGACAAAGCACGTTTAAACTTTCCGCATTAGCCGCTGATAAACTAGAACTATTGATTAAAAGCTATGTATACCCCTGGTCCTCAAACGCAACAACCACCCCAGATGAGGGTAGAACCACTCAATTCTGGGGTGACTCCAGAGCCTCAAGCAAAGCCCAAGGCTCCTGGTAAATCAAAGAATGGTGACGTCGGGGCCTTCATCCAGCAATGCATCTCCCTTTCCTCCTACCTCAAGGAACTTGAGACACAAGCCCATCTCATTCACCTGAACATAGAAGGTGCAAACTTTCTTGGTCTCCACGGGTTCCTTAAAGGTCAGTACGAAGCTCATTTGGAACAGTTTGATACGTTGTCTGAATTTATTCGGTCAATGGACTACCTGCTTCCACTTTGTAGCAAAGGTTTAGCAGATGCTAGCCCAAGAATACAACATTGTACCAGCTACAAAAACACAGATATGCTTACTGTGTACTATAAAAATCTTGAAGAGCTGGGAATGAAAACCAAAAAACTAGAACCTATTGCGGCTAAGATTGGCGCAATTGACATTCAAAACTATATGGCTGATCTTTGTGGTCAGGCTTTTAAAGCCGCATGGATGATTAAAGCGACTCTTCGTAATTCTTAAGATAAAGAATTGCTGTCTCAAAATATTGAATGTTATCTTCTAACATCCCAAGGGCTGTATTGCATTTTTTACAAAGCAGCCCTCTTACTTTTCCTGTTCTATGACAATGATCAACTGATAAATTTTGTCCTGAACTACATTGTTTTTTGCAGATTAAACAAAGACCGTTTTGTTTCTTAAACATAATTTCATATTCTTCTTTACTTAAGCCATATCTTTTAAGCCAAGCAGTGTGCCGTTTGGCTTCACTACATTTGTTCCAATATTTTGAACTTGCTTTTCTGTAAACTTCTGGATTTTGAGTCCGATATTTGGCGGTTGCTAATCCATGACAAATTTTGCATCTGCGCATATGACCATCTTTGACTCGACTTTCTTTGTAAAAAGCTTCAAGTGGCTTTAGTTTTTTGCAAGAGCTGCAAATTTTTTCTGTCATTACGAAAATTTTAATTACGAATATCCTAGCACTGCCAGTGCTCAAGCCTATGACAGTTGCAGCATAGCGGAATACATTTACTGATCTCTTCCTCTACCCTGCTCCAGGCGTAACCATGGTTGACCATGGATGAGATGTTATTGTCCTTGTCACCTATGTGGTGGAACTCAAGGACACGATGATCATTCAACCCACACTTCTTGCACTGCAAAGTCTTCTTGTACTCCAGAAGCTTTTGTCGATTCTTATCGATACGTTTTTTAGCAGTGTCCCAGGTCACGTATAGTTTTTGTGCACGTGTACCTATAATTTATCAGTTTTCTCAATAAACGTGGTTTATTGAGATTCTTAATAGCACCTGGGTAGGAGTCGAACCTACATCGTCCTGCAGCGGCAGTAACCGTCTTATCCAATTAGCTCGGACCAGGTGATCGGGAATGCAGGGATCGAACCTGCGACTTTCTGCTCCCAAAGCAGACGCGCTACCGCTGCGCTAATTCCCGGTGTTAGGGCAAGGATGTCCGCCTACGATGATCTACGATGCGGCCGAGGGGATCCTTTGTTTAATACAACGTTCCTTGTTGCACCCTGATCGGTCGTGCTGGAATCGAACCAGCTTTCTCGTGCATTGTCTGCCCGTCCTTACCAATAGACTACCGACCGAGTGACCCCCTGGTTTGTGCATCATCCTGAAAACCATTTTGGTGACGTCAACAAAATGGTCTACGTATAGGAGCTAAGCATAGGGGGTGTTGTTAATAGATGGATGCAGTGTAACTGGCTTACCGACAATCGGGCTGTGAGTTAACCAGGCGTATCCAGACAGTGACTGCACCTCTATCTTGGGCTCTCCTTCTAGGCTATCTGCCTAACGAGTCACCCAGCCTTCGCGCTTGCCGAATGGGTCCCCGGCGCATCAGCGGCCAACTGAGCCCCATCAAAAGAGAGGGGGAACAAAATTATTCTACATGCTTTACCTCATACATGTAATGGTCTGATGTCTCCAGCTTCCTTTTGTTTTCTACCGAATACACCGTCATATCAATCTCATACCCTGGGTTCTGTTTGATACGGTTAAAGGTCCAGGCGTTGTCATACCAAATGATTCGGTTGTTGGGATACGCATAGTAATTACCGCTGTCCATCTTGAAAAGATGGGCGCACTTATGCTCGGGTGTCTCTGAGAAATTAAAGTCGGTCGTACCCTTGTTTTCCCATGACCAATCAAGCGTAAACATGTAGGAGCCAAGAGCCTTCTCACCGCTGGGCTTGATCAATTCAGCTTGCAACCCGGCAAGTCGTGCACGTTTCTGAACGTCAATATAAGGTGAGAAGCAGTCCCAGTACATCACGTCTTCCAACGGCTCAACGGGTGCATCAGGCTTCCAGCAGAACGCATGTAGGGGACGCCGTGTCCAATTCACGCCATTCTCAAGGAAGGCTTCAAAGAGAGGTACACGCTTCTCAATACTGGCAACGCAGTGCACATCACACTTGGTCACCTCGCCATGACCTTGCTTGTGGTTGTAAAGAAACTCGTTGCGGATGTAGCACGACCAATCGGGAAGGTTGTGATTCAAATACGCCACGTACAAAAAATCCCGGTTGTTATACCGGGATCATACTTCCTTCCCACTCAGACTGTTGCTAAGCACTACGTTCGTAACGTGAAGGAGCTTTCGACTATTAGCTCCGGAGCGGTATTGCTCCGTATGTCAGGATATCACTATTTTTTCTTTTTTGCGGCTGCGGCTTTCTTTGCTTCGATCATTGCTTTGAACTTGTCGCGGGCAGCAGCTTGCTTGTCGGTGCCACCTGCTTTGCCTTTATCCGGAGCTTTTTTACCCTTGGGAGGAACAGCTTTACCTTTAGGCGGAACTGCTTTAGCCATAATCGTTAAGTATCTTTATTGATTATAAAGTTACTTACCTTGTTTATAACGACGGGCGGCACGTCCGGCTTTTTTGGCACGTTCAGTGTTAGCTACAAATTGTTTACCTTCTCTACTACCAGTTCTTTTCTTTTGGTCAGTCTCCTCACGTTCTTCTTTAGACAGTGAAGCCCACGCTTTCTCTGGTAAATAACGCTTAGTGTATCCTTTTTGAATTGCTTTGTCTGCCATTATTTGCTTTCCTTGTACTTCTTAGCAGCTGATTTAGCTTTTTCACGTTTCTCATACTCATCTTTGGTCTGCCACTTTTCTTCGCCCCATTTCTCCAAATCTTTTTGCTTCTCACCTTTGCCGCCTTTGTATCCACCACCAGCTTCTTTGTATTCACTGGCAACAAGCTGAGCTTTACGTGCAGACCACTGACCAGGCTTACCACCTTTGGAGCCAGCCATCACGCGATCTTTGATTCGTTCACGTAACTCAGGTTTTGAGTACTTGCTATCATCCTGCGCCATCAGGATCTTTATTACGTTCTTTTAGTATTTTAGCCCACTTACATGGACGTGATAATACTTGCTCTAGCTCCTTGTCAGTTGGGCAAGGAATAGGAAGACTGAACAAATATTTTTCGAGGCGTTCAGCCTCGGTAATGATTCGTCTTTTCGTCATCCCTCTTGGCAAATTGCTGCATCAAATCATCGACCTGCTCTAAAGATTCCAAGCGGCACAAAATATCAGAGATGGTGGTAATCGTAACAGGATGCTCCGTACGCGCAGCAAACGCCAATGCATCACGCATGCAATTAGACGCTTGTTCAATGGACTCCTTAACTTGAGTGGAAAGAGACATTTCGGAGCTACGGGGTCCTCTTACTATAGTAAACATAACAGCTTTCTGAGCTGTTTATATTATGGGGCAAGACAAAATCCTTGGAAAGTACGGATATCTAGTACCAGATCCAACCAATTTGATAGGAATCAAACCATGGTTCAATGCCAATTGACTGCATAAGTTCGTAGACAAGACGCCCTTTGCCGTGACGACGTCCATCTGGAGCTTTGATATTGTCGTCAACAACGATCAAAGTCCCTGGAGCAAGCAAAGAATGTGCTGCAAACATCTCTTTGAGATGGTGGGCAGCCGGTGCCCAGTCATTGTTCCAATCTGTAATGTTGTAAGAATCCAGGTAGAGGAGGTCGCATGTACCAGTAAAGGTATCAAGTGCTTCTACGGAATCCGATTCAATAACATCGGCATGCTTGGTGGTTTGCCGAGCCAAAGCGCAAGCACCTGGATCGATGTCAATTGAAATCAGCTCGCCTTCTCCACGGATGTCGATGTAGTTATCGAACAGAAGTGTTGAGCAGCCATCGCCCGTGTAATTGTTTTCTTCTCGATATGTACCAGTTTCAATGATGACTGGATTACTGCGTTCATCTAGGTACTTAAAAACCTTTTGGAAGGTATGCTGACGTGCACCCAGCTTGTTTTTAATGGGTTTGAAGTAATCGTCCCAGGTACGTGTCATTGTTATAAGTCGACTCGAGTGTAAGGAATCTCCTTGGATTGTAGCTCTATTTCGTAAACGTCTGCCTCAATGGTTTCAACATCTTCAAAAGCTAAGCCTTCAAAGCAACCGGTACGACATTCGTCATCAAATTCAAAATAAAAGCGCGTTAAGTTTGACATCATGGGTTGTGCACCAGATGAAGAGGAAGGTCAGTGCAAGCATGGCGAGACGACCATTGACACGTTCGGCATACCAAAGGTGATCATCAAGGTTTGTATGCCACTTCCAGAAGCGAAGGTCAGGTGACATCTCTAGGATCCACTCCCAAAGAGCAGGAAGAAGCCAGCCAAAACACGACGCATAACCCTGGATGCCAAGAAGGAATTTGTTCATTGACGAGATGCAACTTCCATAAAGAACAAGTAGGCATCCATGCTAATCACGACGAGCATGGCGCCAAGGATTGAGGCGATTGCGTAGTTGAATCCGTCCATCACACGTAGTTGACTCATCTGCTAAGCTAGCAGCAATATACAAAACCATCAATGGTTGCTAAGATAAATACATCGGATCCTTGGATTAAAGCCAAGGAAGAGCAACCTGAGATGATGCGGTCACTCAATCGGACCGCAGCCAGAATTACGCTTAACGGCAGACGTCACTATACAACGCCGTTACCCACTGGACCTGCGCCGTCCGTAACTACTATTATTGGTGAGACAGCTTCCGAAGCAAATAAACGGAAGCTCGAAATGTGGTCAAAAGCTAACCCAGGTGTTAAAGAAGCTGCTGCCGAAAGAGGTACTGCCATCCACTATGGCATGGAACAGTACCTTAAAGGGAATAAAAACCCTGAAATCAAGGAGGAATATGCGGACTTTTGGGCAGGTATGCCGCCAATTCTGGATCAATTTGACGAGATCCTTTGGGCCGAGTCGCCTGTTCTGGATAAATTTAACTTTACTATTGGTTCTGATGACGTTGCTCGCGTATGGGGCTGTGACTCAGAAGGTCGTGCTTGGGCTGGTGCTCCTGATATTATTGCTGTTGCCAATAACAAACTGACGCTTGCCGACCTAAAGACCAGCGTCAAACCCTACAGCCGCAAGTGGCCTAAAGATTTGGAGAAGGGGTCCCAGGAGTGGAGGGATCTTTTGAGTGGCCACCTTAAATTTAAAAAGACCTGTAAACAGTTGGCTGCCTATGACATCGCTATTGAGCAGACTCTTGGTATGACCGTACAGCAGGCCGCCATCCTGGTGTCAACTCCTCTACGTACTCAGATTTTTAAAATCTCCAGGAGATTCTTAGATTCTTTACGGGAAGATTGGTATGCGATTGTTGCCGAATACTATTCGCAAATTGAAAATTGTAATGTGTACGACGCAGATCTGATCTGATTGGGGCCAGGGGGGTCTCTCCTGCCTTGGTAAACTAATGGCTTACAACCCCCAAGGAAAGATGGAGTGCCGAAAGCGGCTAGCTTGGACGATCGCCTGTGAACGGGCCGTCGTCACAAAAGAAGATGCAGTCCAGATCTACAACAAGGTAATGAAAGAATTTGAAACAATAGATAAGCGGCAACAATACAAAGAGCGTGAGTCTAATAAGACTCAGCTAACTTAATAATCTCTTGATGGGCTTCATGGGTTGGGAGCCGTAGGATAAGAAGACACACAACCAGGCCCTCCCCATGGACGTACACGTCGGCTTGGGTGAGTGGACTTACAGTCTCATGAGTCGCATGATGAATGCGATGGACGGGGATTGTTTTGTTCTGCCCACCCTCATGCATCTTCATGCGTACACAATCTTAAAAGAGGCCTCCTTCCCCGATCGGGACTTTAAAGTAGTAATCAAGAACTCCACAGAAGTATGACGAACCAGAATTTGAAAGCTCTTAAGCCAGGTGAAATCCGACTAGATTACATCCCACTTGATTGGCCCCTTACTCCCCTTGGACCCAACAAAGATCCCTACATCCAGGGCTGGCAGAACAAACCATTCAGTGTTCGTGAAATTGAAGAGGAGCTGGCAACAGGTGACTGCCAAGCAATTGGGTTACTTGGTGGTCCTGCCTATAACCATCCCTATGGCTTGGTCTGGGTTGATGTTGATGGACCTAGTGTCTACCCACTCATTGAGCAAATCTCCGGCCTTCCCCTCCAAGACGCGCTGCCTGCCACCCTTACCATCTTCAGTGGTAAAGTCGGCCGCGAACGGAAGCTCTACAAATTAAACCGCGATAAACACAAGCATTTCCTACGCAACAAGTACACCTGGCACGGGGAAGAAAACAAAGAAAAGCTTGAGATCCTTTGGAAAAAGCACCAAGGTGTTTTGATGGGTGTTCATCCAGAGACGGATGGATACTACACCGGTGAAGAGCTGGGATTTGAGTGGTCCGACAACCTGCCTGAACTGCCGGAATGGATCCTCAATAACATCATCACCAAAAATGCCAAGCAAGGTAAGCCTGCCCAAGAAGTATCACGTGTGATCGGCGGGAACTTCGCCATCCAAAGTGTCGTTGGGTTGGATCGTGATATCCAACTTGCGTCCGAAGCAATGTGGGGTATGCCTCCAGAAGCGACGGATGACTATGACATCTGGATCATGGTTGGTCAGTCGCTCCATAGCTTGGATGAATCGCTGCTGGATGAATGGGATGAATGGTCCAAGCAAAGCGATAAGTACAAAGATGGTGAATGCCACAGGCGTTGGCTCTCCTTCAGTAAAGGTGGTGGTCGTGGTATTGGCTCACTAATCCATATTGCCCAAGAAAATGGATGGAAGCCATCACAGGACTATCGCGTACAAAGCGTTGATGACGCAACACTAGAGGCAATTGCTTCAATCTTACCCAACCTTGAAGGCGACACATTAGAGCACATGGAAAGAGTATTAGCGCAAAATGCGGAAACACTTCAAACATCTAAGAATCCTGTAAAAACAAAACCATCAACGCGCAGCAGGAAAAAAGAAACGGATGGAGAAGAACCTAAGGATGCCAGGGGGCACAACAGACCATCTCATGAGATAGCTGATCAATTGCTTGTTGCGTACGCAGGTGATTTGTTGTTTAGTCAGCCCCACAACCAGTTCTTTCTCTATGACAAGAGGAAGGGTCTATGGGAGAAAAAGACCAAGATCGAGATGTATGGCAGCATCAGGGATAACCTGAAAGATCTTGCTGCTTCTGGTTGGTTGCCCAGGGGGTTTAACCACAACCTGATGGAGGACATGTACAAGCAGCTCCAAGCGTTGGTGCCATTTGATGACTGGTATGACGAAACGGACTACCTGCTCTTTACCAATGGTTTGTTAGATGTTGGTACCAGGGAATTGCTTCCCTTCCAGCGAGAACTACATGTAACGCAACAGATGCCGTATGAATATGATCCATCGGCTACCTGTGAAGAAATTATTAAATGGCTGAAGCATACGCAACACAATTCGTGGAATCGCACTCAAGTGCTGAGGGCATGGCTCAGGGCAACACTGCTTGGTAACTACGAAATCCAGAAGTTCTTGGAGATTGTGGGTCCAGGTAAGTCAGGTAAGTCCACCTACGCAAACCTCGCCGTGGCATTGGTAGGACGCAGTAATACCTATTCCACAGACTTTGAGAACATGGAGAAAAACAGGTTTGAAGCAGCGGCCTATATGGGTAAAAAGCTCCTCCTGTTCCAGGATGCTGATCGTTGGGGTGGTTCCGTATCCAGGCTAAAAGCAATCACCGGTAATGACTGGATTCGTTCTGAGCGCAAGTACCAAGGGGAAGCATTAGATCCATTTCAGTACCATGGGATGGTCATCATCACAGCTAATGAAGCTATTCAGTCCACCGACTATACTTCTGGTCTGGCTCGTCGCCGTCTCACCATTCCGTTTGACCGTCCATTTATGGGTGGACAAGCAGAACAAAAAGAGCTGATCAAGTTTGATAACAAAGGAAATCCAGAAGGTGAGTTTGCGTCTCTGCTACCAGGGCTTGTGAACTGGCTGCTGGATATGCCGGAAGCTGACATGCGTTCTTACCTCATGGAAACCGCACAACATGTGGACTTCTTCCAGAAGTATGAGAAGGAGCAAAGCCTGCGTTCCAACCCACTGTTGGATTGGATGAGCCAGCATCTTGTTTATGATCCGGGCATGTTCTCGTACGTTGGTACTTGCAAGAATGCTATGGGGTCAAGCAACTTCTACCAAGAATGGGAAAGATGGTTGTACCCAAGCTATGCAGAGTTCTGCCGTAGCTGTAATGTTGGCTTTGTGGGACGTGCTCGATTTGAAGTGCTGTTTTTTGATATCTGTAAGCACCAGCTCAAACTCAATGTTTTCAACAGGAAAACAAATGTTGGCTTGCAAGTGTTTAACGTCATCGTTAGGGGTTCAAACGCTAAGTACAAAGACTATCCTTCCGTTGTTGAAGTAGCAGCTAACCCGCAGGAATTTATCCAGCTATACGGAGTGGACATTAGTGCGCCTACCAATGCGACAATGGAGAATATTGCGGAAGTCATGTGAGCAATGGCCGGCACCTGATCCTAGATCTTTATGGTTGTACCAGGGAGTCTCTGGATGATTATCAATACCTAGAGCAAATGCTCCAGACTGCAGTACGTATGTCTGGAGCAACCCTTTTGCGTATTACAGGCCATAAATTTGAGCCGGAGGGGGTTACTATTCTTGCTTTATTGGCTGAATCACACGCCAGTATACACACATGGCCATCACAAAAATATGCCGCCGTTGACTTGTATACATGCAACCCAGATGGTATAAAGGCGCAAAAAGCTGCAGATTTTATTAAACACAAACTACAAGCTCAAGATATTGAAGAGCAAGAAATAGAACGCAAGGTCCAAAAATAATTGTTAAAATTTAAGGGCAGCGGTGCGTCAACACCCTGCCCACGGCAACCAACATCACTGGTCACATGGACATCCTACCTGGTTTTAAGCTCTGCCGCAAAGGCTTGCATCAATACAAGCCAAGTGGTAATGGACGCGGCTGCCCTGAATGCATAAAAGCGTACGCACGAAACAAATACCAATCAGACCCTGTGTACCGCAGTAAACGAATAGCAAGTGCACGAGAACAAGAACAAAAAAACCAAGAAAAATGTAACGAAAGAAAACGAAACAAATATAACAACGATCCGGTATTTAGAGAAAAACGCAAACAACAAATCAACAAACAAAAACGTCAACTCTGGCAAGAAAACTCTGTATGGAAAGAACGCAAAAAGGAACAAACAAAAAATTGGGTGCGTAATAATCAAGGCAAAAGAAACTACTACGAAAAACTAAAAAAGGCAAAAAGAAAACAATGCATCGCAGGTTGGGCAGACAAAAGAAAAATAAAAGAGTTTTACCAAGAAGCTTTTTGTTTATCCTCTCAGGGTGGCCTTAAGTACCAAGTTGATCACATTTATCCTTTGGTGTCACATTTTTTGTGTGGTTTACATGTAGAAACAAATTTACAAATTTTAACAGCCCAAGAAAACGCATCAAAGGGTAATCGTAAATGGCCCGGTCAACTCGACTGCCAAAAGGGCTCAGTTTACGATATATTTCCTAAAGAACTCACGGATCTCCTAGATGACTAAAAAGACTAAAGTGCTTTGGGTTGCAGATTTTGCAGCAATGACAGGGTTTGGTCGTGTATCAAGTGGCGTGCTGCCGCGTTTAAAAGACGATTTTGAATTTATTGTCTTGGCTTGTAACTGGCATGGAGATCCTACGCCAGAACAAAAAGACTTCAAAATGTATCCGGCATCTAATCGTTTTCAACAAGCGCCATTTGGTGAACAACGTATTCGTGAGATTGTTGAGCGTGAACAACCAGACATCGTGTTTAGCCTCAACGATCCTTGGATCGTAAGTGAACAATACCGACAAATCGAAGACCTACATAAAGCCGGTAATTTTAAATTTGTCGGCTATCTCACAATGGATAGTTACAACTGGATTGGAGGCATTGATCCACACATCAACGCTTGGGATGCGGTAGTTGCTTTTACAGAGTTTGGTGCTTATGAATTTGCAAAAGCAGGTATTAATCGACCAATTGCTGTCATTCCACATGGAATTGATTGCAACTTGTTCTATCCAGTTGATCGTGATGAATGCCGCCGCAAGCTTGGATTAGAAAAAGATTTGTTTATTGTTTTTAACGGAAACAGAAATCAATTCCGGAAACGGATTGATATTACAATCCAAGGTTTTGCCAAGTTTGCAGTTGGCAAGCCGGAAACCAAGCTTTATCTCCATATGGGCCTGAAAGATCAAGGGTGGGACGTAATGGGTATATTTGCCAGGGAAATGTCCAAAGTTGGTTTGGACCCAAACAATCGCATCATTATGACTACGCAGACGGATGGCCCTCCAAACGTATCGGTAGAAATGCTCAACACCATCTACAACGCATGTGATGTAGGCGTTAATACAACCAAAGGGGGTGGTTGGGAGCTTGTCAACTTTGAACACGCTGCCTGTGGTGTGCCGCAGGTAGTGCCTGACCATACGTCATGCAAAGAGATTTTTGAGGGCTATGGCGAACTGATCCGTTGTGACCACATCGATGTGGACACCAACTACGCACGTGAGATGCCATGCCCGTCCTCTGACCACCTTGCTGAGATCTTGGAGTACCTGTACCAAGACAAAGGCATTCGTGAATGGGTTGGCACACGCTGCCGGGAACGTGTGATGGATCCACAGTTCTCATGGGACACAGTTGCGTCTCAATTTGGCGGCATCTTTGAGGATGTCATGAACCAGGTTGATCATTCAGTCCCGGTTGAGATCAGTGAGAAGCCACGGAAACGGAAGAAAAGCCGGACTCTGCGGAAAGAGATGGCAGCCGCTGTAAGCTAATCAGGTCCAAGGGGACCAGGCCTCTGCATCTAGCAGGGGCTTTTTTGTGTCCACAAGAAGGTATGTGCGGCAAGTGAGGGAGTCAACCGCCTTGTATAAGGGAGACTACCCCCGTATTTACCATAAGGAAGTCGTGAGCAGTTTTTGTCGGAAAGTGTCTCTAATGAGAATGGCTCTCAGTATTAAGTGAGACGCAAATGAGACAAAACTAAGAAGTGAGACACTTTTCAAGAAAAACAGCTCACGACTCTAATATAGTAAATAAGTATGTAGACACCTTTAAATACCCCGCCACTACAGGTTTCTACCTGGGTAACGGTGTATACTTTCCTTGTTCAGCACCTCTCTATCCCTAGTGGCACGCACTTATCACGAAATGCCGCCCCTGTGGTGGCTACAAGAGCACCTAGAACTCACCTCTGACTACCTTTCCGGTCTCAAGTGGAAGACAGCCGGCCGCCTTCATGAACCCGGTGATCAAGCTGGAGTACTTCGCCCTGACGGCAGGTTCTATACCATCTCCTTGCTGGGTACAAAATATCCAGCGCATCGAGTGGTGTACTACTTGCGTACTGGTACAAATCCGGAGAATGCAGACGTACTACACGATAAGGACAACAACGCTCGTGACAACCGCCTAAAGCTGACCCTGTATCAACGCAGAACACTTCCTGCACCCAGGTACCGTCGCCGTGTCAGGAATGAAGAAGGCAACCTTGTTTTCAGAGATCCATACACCAACTACTCCTTTGTTTCCAAAAACCCAACTGAGACTCAACATGGCTGACATCACCAAGCAACTCATCAACGCTGCCAAATTAATTTCTATTGTTCCGTACATTCCTGACATCAATGAAATAGATGCTGATGAATTGGCATCACACGGTTTTTATCGTGGTTACTACTGCGTCCACGGCCATCGCATACGCCATAAAGAACAGCAGTGGTGTTATGAATGTGTACGTAAGATCCAAAGCAATGCCTGTGGTTTTGACATTAACTATCTCAACAAGAATTACAAAGCCAGACTATTGGGTCTCTGGAACCAGATCGCTGTTGGTGCGTGGGATGAGTGTTGGGAGGTTCCTTGGTTGGGAGGCAAACGCATACGTTTCCCTTCGTACCGCACGTTATATAACAACAAGACTAATGACAACATCAGTGTTCACAAAGCGATTTACCAATGCGCCTGGGGTGATGTTGGCAAAATGTTTGTGACACGCACATGCAAAAACAAAGCCTGTCTCAATCCTCTCCATCTAGTCTCAAGTTGGAATCGTACTTTTCCACCTAAAACTATCCACCCATTTTGCGTTGAGTTTGATCCAGCAAAGTCAATGCATTATGCGCAAAATCAACTAAGAGATAAACCTCTCCCTATTATTGAACAACAATACAAAAACACCATTCAACATCCGTTGGTACACAAAAATACCCCGGATTATGATGAAGAACAGGAGTTGTATTACGGTTCATATGTCCAGGAGTTCGGTAAGTCAACCACAAAGAACTCAGAATAATCCTTTAAGTCTTGGTACGTTCAGTCAAACCTCACTGCGCTACCTTAAGGGAACTCTTGGACCACAGTGGAAAGTTGTTGGGCGTGCTGATACCAACCAAACATCTAATGGTGGTATTGGTGGAGGCACGTTCAATCATTGGTTTGTTGTCACACTTGCGGAACCTGGTTGGATCATTCTTACCAAGGGACCACCGCGTCCTAAGTACATTCAAGTTTCTGCCTATGACTTAGAAAAAAATCCAATCCAAGGCAATCCGATCTTTGATGCGGATTCTGTTCAGATAGATACCAACGGTTCAACTTACATCCCGTATTTAGATACGGTGATGAGTGCGCAGTCTGATCTTTACAACACGTACATGCGCAATCGCCTGGATCGAGGCGATGATCGTTACTATCCACTGAGTGCCGGTAGCTATCTCATCTGTGTTTCATCCACACGCAACGAAACACTTGAGTATGAACTTGGTGTTGTTATTGAATTCCCAGTTGACGAAACGTTTTTTGAGCTAGAAGATGTTGACGGTTCTGTTTGTTTACAAGAAACTGAAATTGATGCCCCAAGTATTAATAGCCCTGTCTCTTCTGATATCCTTATTCCTCTTGGCGCCAATGCTTTTACTCAAACAAGTTGCACAATTGAAGCAGGTGTTACTGTAACCGTTTCCAATGGCTCTACATGGCTCATTGGTGAACGCATTCCAGTTGGTGATTTTGACAACTTTAAAATCATTCTTGAGGTAGGAGATGATGCGTATTACGACACAATCCATGATCATTCACTGTCAGAATGGCAAGATGCATGGGAGAGGGAACACCAAGACACTGATCGCTTCCCTGAACTCTTTGTACCTTTGACTAACAGACCATGATCAAACAACTACTTGCTTTGTTTCGCAAAAAACCACCTAAGCATTATCCACGTGTTGCGTGGTTGCGTTATTGTATAGAAAACCCTGACGCTCCAGGGTGTCGTATCTATGATGTCTAATGGAACCAGAAAAGAAACCTGAGGTCAAAGAACTTAAGCCAAGGCCTGTTTACACGGAAGCAACTGAAAAAGACTGGGAAGACTTCTTTGCTGTGCAAGAAGATCTTGACAATTTATTTGATCGATGACATCCAGTCTTACAATAAAAGAAACGGGAAATACCCATGCATTCCTTTAATCAGTATTTAGAAGTAGCACTGGCTATTCATGCTGCTTGTTCTGCTATCTGCGCTTTAACCCCGACACCTAAAGACGATAAACTTGTACGCAAGCTTTATCGGATCATTGAAATTGGTGGTCTTGTTATTGGTCGTACTAAACAGCGTTGATTAATCAGGCAATGCCTGAAACCAAAATACGCACCCGCCTTGTTCTTCTACCCAATCTCTGGTTTCATATGCGTGCTCCTTTGGTAGGGTCACGCATTTTTTATCGTCTCCAATTTGCCAGCACATATTGACCCTTATGCGGGGCTCCTTGTATTTTTTCACGTCAGTAATCCCAGCGTACGCGTGGTTTGCCTTCTCTAATACCAAGATGCACGAATCCTTTTGGTGCACCATAGCCTAGCGAGTAAGGCCAGTTTTTGTCACACCAGTCTTGCACAGTGTAGACACTGACCCCATCAACGTAAAAGTCGATAGCTCCCTTGGAAGGAGCGCTGTAAGTGTGCTCACTGTTTTTAGCACCTCCTACTTGTGCATTGATGGGTTCTGGACGAGAAGCACTGGTAATGATCAATGGCTTGTTACCAAACTGCTTACGTACTTTCTCAAGGAATAAACACAGTTCTTTTGCTGTGTCGCATTGATATTGCTTGGTAAAACGCCGAGCCTCCTGATTCAAAGTTAATTCACCGTACGTGATGTTAGGTGTGATCTTGTACGTGAATGGGCTCCAAGGATTGAAATTGTTGTTGTGTGGGTTGGCATCTTCTTTTTCTCCAATGTTTTGGAGTTGTCGATCCATGATCTGAATCAACTTGGTGGCGTAGTCAGGATCAGTTGCGTAGCCTTCTTTTACCAGTAAACGAGCGCATTCATTCCTGCTAGAGGCACGGTTTACGCCTTTAAAACGCCCAAAGTCTTTGTACCAGCGATCAACAAGGTAACAAACACAGGTCTGTAGGTCGGGAAAATCAATAAAACCAGCTTTGATTGTGACCCATTGACCGTTGATGAATTCTTGAGTACTGACGTTAGAGCCCGATCCTTTTAAACCAAAGTAGTTGTTTTTACCAGATGTGTGTTTACCCCAGCCTGACTCAAGCGCCCACTGTGCAGCAACACATTCAGGCCATTTAGCACCAGCTTGTTTTGCTGCTGCAAGAACACCATCCCAAGTGTTGGCGGTTTCTGGTTGAGGTTTTGGTTTATTGCGGTATTTAACAGAAAAGAACTCCAGTGTCTCAGGTGTCAACTGAGATTGGAGCCATTCCCATGCGTCAATTTGATGCGGTTCTTCTACAAAAAACTTAGCAGCGTCCGTAAGTTTGATTGGCATATCGACCTAGAGCTTTTGTATTACTCTAGATCAGGTCAATAAACTACTTGGGGTTTACATAACCAATGCTGTACGGCAATGGCGGAAGTGGATCGGGTGCGCCCCAGGGTAGTCCAAGCTCATGTGTTGGATGCAGAAGTTCTTGCAAGCGAGCTTCAATATCAGCTTCAATTGCTTTTACTTCATCTGCACCTAGGGCATCACGGCACCAACCAACTGCAGTTTCCTTGTTAAGGCTGGTGTAAGGAACCCATTTCTTTGGATCTGCCGGAGAGAGCTCAACAATACCTGTTGTACTAACGGTATGTTTTCCTTCTGTTTTGTAGGCAGTCCAATGAATAGAAAAGACCTCACCACCTGGATAAGCAATGCTATCCGGCAGTTTACGGTCTAAGTTCCTAATACCCCACTTAACAGGATTCATTGATCACTCTTCTGTTTCAACCTTTTCTTCAGCTTGAGTCTCTTCCTCTGGAGCAAACTCAATCGTGTCAATCAATTGACCGATAAGGTTTGCAGAAAAAGCAATGAGGTTGCCGTCACCAGTGGCACGTGCAGAACCAAAGGAATTAATGGCGCTAACTAGCTGAGACTTTGTGCAAGCCATAATGAACAGATAACTTCAAAGAGTATAACAAAAATCACCAGGGAACGCCAGATTCAGAAGTTGGATGCAGTTTGGCTTGGATTTGGTTGTGCAATGCTTCTTCAATCGAAACAACTTGATCAACGCCAAGTGCTGCCAAGGTCCAGTTCACTGCTTCTTCTTTAGTGAGTTCACTAAAAGGAGTGAAGTTATCGGGGTCGGGTTCACCAAGGCCAACGCTGCCGTAACAACTGGCGGTTTCACCGTCTTCCTCGAGGGATGCAGTCCAATGGACGGTGTATACAGCGCCATCAGGACAGGTGTCACCATCAGGAAGATGACGTTCGAGGTTAGCAATATCCCAAACAGTGTTAGCCATAATCAATGATGTTTTCTTTTATTTTACCAGGTGTGATTAGTGAGTAGGACTACGAGGCTTCAAGAGCTGCAACGCGATCTTTCAGAGATGCGATCTCAGCGATAGCTTCCTGCAACGCAGCCGTCAGCAAGGGCACCAGCTTGGACTGGTCGATGCCTTGGTAGACGGGATTGCCGTCATCATCCACTTCATCCTTGGTGCCAGTGACGCACTCGGGAACAACGGCTTGTGCTTCGTGAGCGATGAAGCCGTCGACGGTTTTGTCCGGATCCGCGATGAAGTTGAAGCGCTTCACTTGAAGCTGATTGAGGCGATCAGCAGCGCCGGTCAGCTGGACAACGTTTTCCTTGAGGCGATAGTCGGAAGAGGTGTTGTAGGCGGTGGCGGTGGTGGTGATGGAGATGGTGCCAACAAGCGTGCCGCTTCTGTAAAAGCCCGTAGATGCTCCGTCACTATTTCTATTGACAAATAGCGAGCTTCCATCACCCCTAGACAAGAATATGGCGCCGTTTGCAGGCTCTATACCGATACCTACGGTTGTATTCGATAATCCTGGTGTATCTGTTGTGGTTTGCCCAATCCTGAACGATCCGTTTGCTCCAATCCTCATCCTCTCCGTCGGGCTGCTTGCTCCATCGGCGGTAGTGGAGAACACTAAACGGCCCGGCATATCCGATGCACCAGTTCCTCCATCTACAGACGACGAAATAGAAGCTGCATCACGCCAAGTACTACCATCGGCCCCACGGAAGACCAACGCGCCTAAACGATCTCCGTTTTCTACTTTGGTGAACGAGCCGTCCGTAGTTCCTCTAGAACGACAAATATCAAGGTTTGGCGCTGCATCACCTAAGCCAGTGCCGCTGTATCCAGCAAATGTAGCGCCTCCATACGTTGAATCTCCGGTAACAACAAAAGACGCATTTTGTTGAAACCTTATGTTAGAAGTCGAAGTCGTGCCAACTAAGAGCCTGCCGGAGCTGTCGATGCGGGCAACTTCACTAGCGCCGATATTGGCAATAAACGGTGCATTGCTTGCGTCTGCAGTAAACGTTGCGGTCCGTGCTTGGCTAATGTTAAGCGCAGTGTTTCCTGCGGCATTTACTATTGAGAGCCCATTGGTGCCGTTTTGGTCAATGTCGTTGATAATTGACCAACGAGGGGTGGTAGTGCTGGATACCCTGTTGTAAAGGTTGACGCGTGCTGCCCTGTTGCTAGTGCCAGAACCTGCGGAAATGTGTAGCTGGGCTTGTCCAGTTGTGCTGTTTTCTACTTTGAGGACAACATTTACATCGCCGCCAGAGCTTTTAAGTAAATGCAAATCCGAATCTGGGCTAGTAGTGCCAATCCCTACACGGTCTGACGAATCAACAAAAATAGGTGTTGTTGCGCTTGTGAATCCGTTAGTTGTTCTCTGTAAGGCAAAGGTTCCGTTATTGTTCAGTGTCCACCTGAAGCCAGTGCCGCCTGCCGCTTGAAGGGCTGTTAGTTGGCCAAAAGGAGTGACGGAAGCAATGCCTCCTGCTGCTTGAAACAGAAAGTCAGGGCTAATAGTCCCCAGACCTAGGCGGCCATCGGAAGTAAATCGAGCACGCTCGGAACCATCAACACGAATGTCAATATATGATGCGCTAGCAACATTGCCTTCATCAGCTCGAATGGAGAGTGCTCCGTTGTTATTAAGTATTTCGGCGTAGGAGTTATCTGTTGTATCGCGCAGCCTTGCGATAGGCAAAGCAGAAGTTATTTCAAAATCAGAGCTTGGCGAACCTCCAATTCCTACTTGTCCAGTTGCATTAATGAACAACCGCCCAGTGCCATTAGTCGAGATGGCTACTTGGTCTGCGCCGGGGGAGTATAGTCCAGAATTTGCGTCCCCGCTGAAACTAATTGATGGGTTGGAAGCACTACCTAATGCAAATACACCTGAAGTAATTGTGGCAACACCACCGGTAACCGTGGTAAAAGCTGCAGCACCACCAGTGATTGTTGCACCAGATACTGTTTGGCCTCGAATCGTATTACCAGAAACAGTGCCAGTTACCGTAATATTGCCGCTAAAAGTCGGGTTCTGAACTAACCCAGAAATTGTAACGCTCTTATCAACACCAGCATCGGTGAAAGTAATCGTATCTACTTTAATAGTGCCGTAAGCCATTTTGTTGTCTCTTTTTGTTTATTTTAGCGGAAAAAATTAAGGCAAAATAATTAACGGCCCTTGAATTACAAAGCCGCTTGCGCTACCGGAAACAACGCCAGAACACACGATGGCTGGGGTTGCTCCAGATGGTGTGGTTATCCTAAGCGTGCTCCCAGTGATGTTTGTAAACGTACCGGTTGCACCAGTGACCGTTACACCAGAAACAGTTGTAAATGTTGCAGTTACACCTGTGGTTGTTGTTCCTGTTAATGAAGTAAATGTCCCGGTTGTTGCCGAGGTTGTAACCGATTGAACCGTAGTACCTGTAATTGTTGTGCCACTAAGAGTACCAGTGATCTGGACACCAGAAGCAAAGAAACCAGAACCAAGGACGTTAAGGTTGCCTGATACTGTCGTATTAGTAAAAGCAAGGTTAATTGCCGCAAGTGTTTGGAAAACACCTGTTGTTGCATTGACTGTTGTTCCTGTGTACGTCGTACCACTAAGATTAGTAAAGATGCCAGACGTGCCTTGGATCGTATTACCAGTGATTGTGGCCCCAGAAACACTGGTAGTGAAAACGCCTGCGATACCGGTCAGATTCGTGAAGCTGCCAATGTCTCCTGTGACAAGCAGACCGGAAACACGTGTGGTAAATGTACCGGTTGCCCCCGTCAAAGAAGTAAAGGTACCGATGTTACCGGTAACGGTTGCGCCTGAAACTTGAGTGGTAAATGTACCGGACGTACTCGTCAGGTTTGTAAAAACACCTGAGGCACCGGTAATTGTGGTGGCCGATAGCTGACTAGTAAAGACACCGGATACACCAGAAACAATCGTTGCGGCAACTGTGTTACCAGTGACTGTTGCACCAGAAACTGTGGTGAATGTACCGGATACACCAGTCAGTGTCGTGTATCGTCCGGTGTCACCAGTAATGACTGCACCCGAAAGAAACTGTGTAAAAACGCCAGAGATACCAGAGACGTTACCAAAAGCACCCGTATTACCTGTTACGGTTGCACCAGAAATCCTCGTTGTGAAAGTACCGGAAACACCGGTGATATTAGAAGCTTGTACCGTATTTCCGGTAATGGTTGCACCAGATAACTGTGTTGTAAAAACACCAGATACACCAGTGACACTTGTGAATTGTGCCGTAGATCCAGTTACTGTTGTTCCAGATAATGTTCCTGTGACCTGAACACCGTTACTAAATTGAGCAGTGCCAGTAACCGTCAGTCCGCTAGCAACGGAAAGATTACCGTTTACATCCAAGACAGGTGTACCTAACTCCTGGAACGTACCTGTGGTTGCTGCAACGGTAGTACCAGTGATTGTGACACCGCTCAGATTGGTGAATACACCAGATGGCGAGCGGACAATACCACCTGTAATCGTGGCACCTGATAGGTTTTGGTAAACGCCAGATGTAAAAGCGCTTGTCGTACCGGTTGCGGTCGTAACCGTGGCAGTAACTGCGTTGACGTTGGTGCCTTGTACGTTGGTTCCTGTAATGGTCAGACCACTGACGGTACCACTGACAACCGCATTGTTTTGAACGACAATCCCACTGAATGTACTAGATCCAGAAGCTGTAATTGAATTGAATGAGCTAGTGCCAGAAACCGTTAAGTTCCCTGAAATTGTGACATTACCACTGAAGGTTGCGCCACTAGCAGGTGCGTAATACTCATTGAGATATTCTTTGAATTGAGTAAAGGTAATTTTTTTGTTGCGTAAAGTGGGGTCAACCTCGAAGACATGGACGAGCGTTAGCAGGTCCTGTTCATCGATCTCGCCCCCACTGATGGCAGGGAATTCACTGATCCTACGGTTTGCCACCTACTAACTACGCAATTCCTTCTCTACATTATAGATCGGCTTATTTAGCGCACCTTAATCTCAACACGTGGCAAAACATTCGTTACAATGTTCCAGGACCATTGGATTCCTGTGACAATCCCACAAGAAAGCAAGATAACCAACAGGATTTCAGCGACTGTTAAATTGCGTCGCACATAAACAACCTGAGGTTGCTGCTGTGGAATTGCTGCTTGTTGTGCAATGGTTTGTTGGATGGCAAGTTCACGCGCCCTAGCCTTCATCTGAGCAAGCATCTCAGGTGTGATTTGCCCTTCTAGTGTTTGGGGCATTGGTGGCTGACTAGGGGGAATCTGCTCTTCCATGGTCGCAAATTGTTTTCCCAAAGACTAACATATAAACAAAGGATGTGCAGTATGCAGTACGGACTACGCAAAAGCTTAGAGGATATTGCATACGAGCTAAAAGGAATTAAGAATATCCTTGGTTCGATGTGGCACAGCCGTTATTCAACTGGGGAAACGGACGCATTAAATCCAGAGGCTTTTGCCGATGAGTACATCTCGACAGAAGAATGTGGTAAACGCCTGGGCGTCTCAGACCAAACCATCCGTAACTGGATTTCTATCGGAAGAAAAACACCAGATAAAGGCTGGGTAGAGGGCATCCATTATGTCAATGTTTCTCCTGATGTACACCGCAAAGCAGTCCTCCGGATCCCTTGGAATCGACTGATCCAATCCTTTGCCAAGAACGAAAACCTTGATTTAAAAAATCTACGGGCACATTATGACCAATACAAAAACAATCGGGGCTTCCTTGAATAATGGCTCATCGTTTCCAGGGAATTGATCTTGGTTCTGTAACGGTTGAGAACCATGAGGAGATGCTGCCCGAATCGTTGATCAGGCAAGTGGAGATGTTCTTGCCACCCATTGGATCATTCGATGATGGTTGCTTGCGCAGGTACTTAGAAAACCTAAAAAACTACGAAGAAGAGGACGCCAACTCTGGCATGACGCTTGCCAATCGATTACGTCTTGCATTCCATGATCTAAACGCAGATACAATCTGTGGCAAATTCCCGCAAGCAGAACTGCCTTTAAAAAGAAGGTTACGTTGCGTAGCCGAATACCTTATCCGGTCTGGAGAATTTGATAAGGTAAGGGATGAAAACGGAAAACTTGTTAAAAAACGTGGAGTACTAGGCAAATTAGTTGTACTGTACCAACCAACGCCTAAGCTTCTGGAATCATTACACCGCCAAGGATTATTAAAAGATGGATCGACGTGAAAAACTAATTGCTTCTGTGATTGGACCAGAGCTTGATGAAAAGAAAGCCAAGATGCTTGATGCAACAATCAAGTTAATTCTTGGTGATATGGGTGAGCAGTACTGCAAGATGTGGGAGGTGGAAGGTCCAGGTGTCATGGTGTTCCAGCCACGAAACAAAGAACGCTCTATGTTCTTTTGGACGTTGAAAGAAATCCATGCAGCACAAGAAGACTGCGAGCGGAATAACGACGGTGATCTAGCCGAAACTTTTAGGCGCATCCTTGGAGCAGCACAAAAGATTGATCCAACGGAAAAAGCTGGTTATGTCATCAATGATGACGAAGGTATGCGTTATTTCGAGATTGATTACAACAAGACTGCAGGGTAATGGCTGAAAAAGGCGTACGTGGCGTTGCAGCTCGCAATGAAGGCGTCGAGTTGATCACTAATAAAGACTTGGTACTTGCTGCCAACGAGCTGTTGGGTGGCATCACTCTTGATGTGGCAAGTTCCAAAGTTGCCAATGAGTATATCGAAGCAGAGAACTATTACACACCAATGGATGATGGCTTGAATGCACAACAATGGTACGGAAGTTGTTACCTGTTTCCACCAGCGGGTGCTTACTTTTGGGATCAAAAGCATGAAAAATGGAAGATGACAAGGGCTTCTTCGTTGACCCTGACATCGTCCCATGCCGTTTGGTTCCGCAGAATGTACCATGCATGGCTTTCAAAAGAAATAAAACAAGGTCTTTATTTCAGCAACTGCCCTGACATGATTCGTTACGAGCCCAAGATCTTTAAGTTCCCGATGTGCATTTTAAGAAGTGCACCTTACGTCATGTGCCACAAAGATGGAGAGGTAAATAGGAAACGCACATGCACCTCATTTCTTGTGTACCTGCCACCACAGGATTCCTCTGGTGATGCTGTGGATTCTTTCGTAAAAATTTATGGGGAGCGCGGACACCTTCTTGTGTAATCTCTGTAGACTGAAGGACGATTACAGGGATTTATGAGCGTCCTGGCCGACTGGGAGATCAAGCAACTGGCGGAAGACGACCAGATGATCGAACCCTTTGTGGATCATTTGGTCAACAAAGAAGATGGACGCAAGCTTCTTAGCTATGGTCTTAGCTCTTACGGCTATGACATCCGTTTGTCTCCTGCACAATGCCTGATCTTTGGCAAGGTACAAGCTGGTGATTGTGATCCAAAGAACTTTGATCCTGACATCCTGAAGCCTGCAGATCTTCTGGAGGATGAACGCGGTCAGTATTTCTTGCTTCCTCCGTACGGCTATTGTCTTGGCGTTGCTCAAGAACGTTTAAAGCTTCCTCGTGATGTCACCGTCGTTGCCGTTGGTAAATCTACTTACGCACGTTCGGGTATCCTGGTCAACATTACGCCAGCCGAAAGTGGATGGGAAGGTTACCTGACGCTTGAAATCAGTAATTGCACTGGGCTCTTCAATCGCATCTATGCAAATGAGGGGATCACGCAACTGCTGTTCTATCGTGGTAATCCTTGTCATACCACGTACCAAGATCGGAAAGGTAAGTACCAAGACCAACCAAACAACGTGGTCTTTTCTCAGGTTTAACCAAAGGCTTTACCAAACTGTTCTTTCGGTTTACGGGCGTAGCCAATAGATCCGGCACGCCCACCCGAATCACCTGCCGTTGCACTGGTCGGTTCACGCACTAAGTTGCGTTTTTGGTATTCACCAGCGGTTTTTGCAGCACGCATGTAGCGTCCTACACGTCTCTGCTCATCGTTGACTGATTCGGCTGAGCTACGTGAGTCTTGCGAAAGACGTCGCAAGTCAGTGTCATATGCCTGTTCCGGATTAAGATCTGATACCTCAGCTCCAGAAGTACCAGAGTCGACGCCTGGATCGTAAGTAGGTCTAAATCGGTTAGCCATCTTATCATTGTAAAAGGACTAAATCGATTAAAGCCGTGATGAATTCCGCTGCAGGTTTCTTAGACGCATTTGTACAAGACGAGGTAAAGTGCCGCTGTCTTGACGAAGAAGATTTTGGCGCACCCCTCGATAACGAACAAAATGATGTACCATTGTATGACATGTACAATCGCGGTCTAGTAGCATGCGAGCAGGGGCTAGAAAGGAATCCGTTGAATCTCGAGGGACAACGGCCTGGAATGACGGGCTATATCCCCTCAATGGAGCAGGGTTTGGCGATGGGAGCATCTCCGAAGCCAAGGACTCTGGTGTTGGAACTGGAGGAACCGGACGAGAAGGAACGGATGCTGTCAGCAAAACGTCGTGGTTTGCTCCGGTAGAAGAAGTGAGTGACTGCCCTGGAGGTGTTTGCCCAGTGCCCTGGGCCATCAAAGAAGAGCCTCCTGTGGTCCAAGAGGATGTGGTCAATCACCCCACTCACTACACAGATGGCGGTATTGAGTGCATTGAAGCCATTGAAGCAGCTTTAACCGCCGAAGAATTCCGTGGTTATTGTAAAGGCAACAATTTAAAGTACACCTGGCGTGAACGCCACAAAGGCGGTACAGAATCACTAAAGAAAGCTCAGTGGTATCTGGACCGCCTCATTCAACTTGACGAAGCTCAGAAGGGCTGAAGTTCATCGTCATCATCCTCGTCGTCGTCTCGATATCCACAGGCGGCGGCGAGTTCAGCTAATTCGAGATCGGTTGGATGATCCCAGTCGATCTCAATGTTTTCTGACGCCATAATGTCTTTGATGGCATGCCACTCCATCAAACGTTGGTGGTAGAGACTTAACAAAGCAAAACGCAACTCTTCCCAAGTCATCTCCTCGGACTGGAGTTCAGCTTTGCGCATGGCAAATTGAAGCTCAAGAGGAAGTTCAAACTCCCGTGGCTCGACCGAACGCTCCATTCCACTCTGCATTTGCTAGTTGCAATTATTCTAATGCTAGCCGTTAAATATCAGATCGACGGACTCATCGGCAAAGTCCTGCCATCGGTCGTCATCAATACGAAAACTGTTGGCAAACTCAGACAGGATGTAAGGATTGATGCGTTCCTCCAGGGCACGGATTGCGCGTACTTCGTGGGGAGCAGCACTGTAATTACGGAAGGCGGTCAACAAGACTTCTGTTGATGCCCAAGGGCTGGTGTCTACATCACGGAGGAAAAGACCCATCTCTTCTCTCCTGCGTTCCAGGAGACCACCAACAACCTTATGGTTTTGGTCAAAGATCCAACGGCTCATTTCCGTGGTGGCACTAGCAAAATCCTCTGCTTCCACATGATCAATGATGTGGCTGTACAAGAAGGACTCCCAACCAACGGAATGAATGAACGAGACTAGAGCCTGGCGCATGTTGTCGTCAAGTCCAAGGTTCTGGCGCTGGAGCTGGGACTCAATGACGCTGACCTCATGGAAGAGGTACTCAAGAGCTTTCTCCTGGCTGCAACGCTGACCTTGCTTGACAGGGGAACCATCGGGATAGAACTGGGTTCCAAACCCGATGGTGTATGGCTCTGCACCAGTGTACGGATCTGCGTATGCCTTTTCGTTAAACCCTTCGTATTTACGAATTAGGTTAATAGCACGCGAAAAATCCGACATGGAGATAACTATTGTTATCCCCAATATACATAATTTTTATTTACCTTGGCCCCTCATCTTTTTACGGCCGTGGCTAGGCAAGGAGTTTCTGCCCTGCCCTTGTCTGGTGCGCTTCGGTTTGGACTCAAGTCGAACTGTGGTTGATTTGGGTTTTGCCATGGTGTTGTGGTAGCAACAGTAAGATTTTAACGCAAGCTACCAGGCTTTGCATGACCAGTAGCCAGCGGTTAACTTGCTTTTCTTTTCATCACAATTGTGTCTTGCACGAAAATTTTTACGCCTCTCTGGATTATCGCGTTTAATTTCCATATTGGCATCGCCAAAACGCACAATTTTTTCTTGTCCGTTTTCGCAAGCTTTTACAACGGATTTTTTACCTCCCTGTATATCACGTCTTGGTTTATTGCACTCCATTGAGTCCTTATGTATCTTTGCTGCAGAAGCAGCTTTCTTGCGTTTATCTGCCATATGTACTAACCAAAGAGAGATCCAAAGCCACCGCCTGATCCCATATTAAAATAGGAAGGCGCACCTTCATCTTCTTCATCTGGGAAGTAATCAAAGAAACGTGAACGTGTGGGCGTATATGTTTCTTTTTTCTTTGTTGAATCATCTGCCATCATTTTATCAAGAGAGCCAATAGCAGCAAAAGGATCTGAAAAATCTGGCATGCTAAACCCCAGGAGGTTCTGCGCTCCTTTCGCAGTACTTGCTTTACCTACATCCGATGCCGAAAGATTTTTATCTTCTTCAGTTGCATCAGGGAAGAAATCTGTGTAAAACTCTGATTCACTTCCGCTATAACCTGCTTTCTGAAAGATATTAAACAAGGCACTGCCACCTGTAGGTGCTTCAACTTTCTCGTCTCCCTCTCTCTGGATATAACCAAAACCTAGTTTTTCTTGCGTGGGCTTAATCCGTTGTTCATTCAGTTCTTTAATACGCTCTCGAATATCAATAGCCTGGTTGGTGCGCAAGATACCCATCAAACCTTCTTTGACATCCTCTGTTGAATCTAGTTTTTCATTGATGCCTAACTTGTTAAGTTGCTTTTTCAAGTCCGCAGGCAACTCTGAAACATTTAAAGCATCAACAAATTGTTTTGCTTTTTGTTCTGCTGTGACAAAAGCAAGGAATACGGGATTACCAAACTCTGTCTTTTTATCTTGCAAGGCTTTTGTAAGATCCTTTTGAATGAAATTAGCAAGATCTTGCCTGGTATACGTATCAGCAACGGGATCATAATTTTTGTCTTTACCAATTACTGAATAATGTAAACGGGCAAAGTCATTTTTATTTTCTAGGTCCACACCATATTCATAAGCAAGTTGCGCCCATGGTTTACCATCTTTTACTGCAACATCACTATTGCGTGAGTCCCATGCGCTTTGGACCGATTGTTTTTGTTGTTCATAGAGTGGCTTCTTGTTTGTAACATCAGTACCACTCAGTAACTCTGGATTCCAATAAAAGTTAGGATCAAATTCTCTTTGAAGGGTTTGACCACCTAACTGATTAATGAATGCTTGTGCTTGTTGTTTTGAAAAGTCTTTAAGTGCATTAGAGGCTAACTGCGTCTGTAAAACGTTCTGCTCATTTTCTTTGACGTCCATATAACTGATAAATTCAGAAATAGATTTTGAGTTGTCAAAACGAGGTTTTAAGTAATCCTTTACAAAAGACTTTGCGAATGCTTTGTCGAGTTCATATGTTTCTTTCGCTTTTCCTGGCGTCGTGATCTGCGACATCTCTTCGTATCGCTTGGAAAGAGTTTCATCAAACCACTTTTGCCAATTGTATTGAACAGATGAACCAATCCCAAGGCTCTTATCAAGGGTTTTTGAAAGGCCCTTATCAAGATCAGTCTTGGAACCAAACCCAAGAAATCCTCCCGCTCCCATGTCACCAAGAATGGCATTCTTGATGTCCTGCTTCATATTGTTAATATTGGGTACACCCATGCCCTGATAAAGATCAGCTCTCTGCTGCTCTTTTAGTGCTTTTGCATATTCATCCATCGTCTGCTTTAGGACGTCTGCTGACAAAGCACCAAAGACTTGCTCCCCTTGTTTGTCAACAATGCCCTGTGTTGCAAGCTCAGCCAATGACTGAGGTTTATCTGTTGATGTACCAAGAAGCGTCTCTCTGAGTACTTGACGTTCTTGGTTGGTAGGAGCACGAAGGGTTTCTTGGTATTGCTCCAGGGCTCTTGGCTTGCCTAATTTACCGCTCGGTGCGCCAACAAAGGTGTAGTCGGCGTGAAGGAAAGAATCAAGATCCGAATACTTTTTTGTTACATCAATGTCTGGAATTTTTGTGCCGGCAAAAGAAACAGCTTTCGAGGCTTCATTCCACTTTGCAACTGAATCAGGTACCTGTCTCGAATAAAACTTTGCATCAAACTTATTTATATCAACCCCTTGTTTACTGGAATCCCAGGGCTTCAATCCTGTTGCCTTGACGTAAAAGTCTTCAATTTCTTTTACGGTTACGTCATCAATTGAATCTCTTGCGTTGCTGTTATTTTTTTGAAGCGCTTGATCAAGCGACTCCATCAAACTTTTGTAGTTTTCACCAGGGCCTTGGATAGCGTTTAAACGTTGCGCAATTGTATCTGCTGCTTCTACTACGTCAGCGGTTGCGTCACTTGGTAGTACAGGCCGCAAAGAACCATTAACAACATTAAAACGAATCATGACGCTTCTTTAAAATCTCTTAAGTCAATGACCTTGGGATAGGACAAATCCATCCAGGCTTTAATTCTATCCAGCTTATCTTCTGAAAAGTACTCTTGTTGTTTGTACCAGGTCTCCATATCACTTGATGCTTTGTTTGCATTGCATTTTTTACAGGCTGGAACTAGATTATGACGATTAGAACAACCAGATTTAAAACGTGGAATAATGTGATCAAGGCTCGTGGCAGCCTCGCCGCAATAACCACACTTATGATCCCAGGCTTGATATATACTTTCTCTAAAACGTTTCTTGGCAAGCTTTGGTGTTAATTCAACTAGCAGGGCGAGGGGCTCGTGCTGGCTGCAAAACATGCTCTTCGATTGCCGTTAATTTATTCTAATTTCCCCATACAGTTTCATGGTCACAGCAAAGAGATAAAACTTTTCTTAAGACCGTTGACGCCGTCTTGACTTGCGGTAAGTTGTATGGGTAACGACTGCCAAACCAATGGCTAAGCACCCTGGCTGGGTCTCTGCTCAGCAACTTGAAGAACTCCTTGGAATCGATCGCAAGACGCTCTTCAAGTACCGCGACGACGGCACCCTGAAGCTAGGTCCACACTACGCCGCATTCCCGGAGACCCGTTCCAGGGATAGCTACCGTTGGAATGTATCTGCAGTCAGACGGCACCTTACAAAGAACGGCATGATGCCTGTTGCCGCATAACCACATCAAACAATGTGTGAAGGCTCTGCAAAATGCAGAGCTTTTTTATGGCGTGTAAGGTAGGCCATTCTTATCAAACATTGTGAAGTTTTGGATTTCAATGCGATCAGTCGCAAAGTTAAACAAACGTTGCAGCATAGGAAAGATCATTGGTGATTGACTGTTGTAAGGCGGTACATCCATTTTCGACAACGCTCTTTTTGTTTCGTTGAATTCACGCAAGCTTTGTTGTTCTTTTTCTGCTTTTGCTACAAGTGCTTGTTCCCAAGCTGCCATGCTTCCAATGCCAACAGGAAAATCAGAAGGCTCTGGTGGAAACAATCGATCTTTAAACTTAAGTGCGTAGATATGTTTGCAGTATCGCAATTCATCTAACAATGGCGTCCAACTATCATCCACTGCTGTAATTGTAATTTGTTCAATGGAGTCCGTATCAGTAAGCTGCGTTACAGACGAATAATCGTTAAAGCCTGGAATTCCTTCTGACCTAGAACCTGCGACGGCAATGTCACTTGTGCTCCTGGTGTAAGTGGAACCAAACTCTCTGTAGACTCCAGGGTTATCTCTTGCTGAATTAAAGCTTCCTACTGAATCATTTGTGACTTGATAACCAAGCTCAAAGCCTTCCGGCGAAATAACTTCAAGAGATCTGTTTTGATCGTTGCGTGTCATTGCGTTGTTGTCAAGGATGCCATCTCGTTTGGTTAACTCAAAACGCCCAGGTTTAATACTGGAAACACCAGTGCGCGGGAATTGTTTTTTGTTGCTTTCACCAGTGGTAGACAAGAAGGAATAATCTCTGCGCGTGAAGTCTTGACACGTACAGGAGTATCTTGATCCTGTGATAAGGAATCGCCCAGGTGTAAACCCTATTGGTGAGGGGGTAACAAATACACCATCCGGCGTTACTTGCACTGAACCTGCTTTTTTAAATGTCAAGATTCCAGTGTCTTGATTAATTGCAATTACAACTGCTTGAACGTAGCCGTACCTAGTCTGTGTTGCAGGATTAATGGTGTCTTTGTTTATGATGTCGCCATCAACCGTAATAATACGGTCTTCAAAAATCTCTGTGTTTGCAGGTTTTAGGCCGTCAGGTTCCCCTGGGACTGGAATATAAAAAGGTGACGGAAGTGGGTTGGTTGAGCTCCAGGTACCCGCTAGCTTCACATACCAGTTATTAGCGTCTTCTGTTACTGATTCAATGAATAGTTTTTGGGTGCTGACAGGATCAGTTAATTTATCGCACCGAACAGAGCCTGCGTAACGCCAGATGGCCCAGTGCATACCAAGGTCTTTATTGGTCGTCGGGTAACCGACAAAAGCACCTGAGACTACAGGCGATGGATTCCCACTTGTTGTGGCGTTAGGAATGTCGTAACGAAATTGGTATGTGTAGTCGTTATTGTGTGTCGTTGCAGTTGCAAGCTCGTAGCCTCTACGCCAACGAGCCCAAGCCGATTCTCTGTTAATCGTGTAGATGGAATCAGGTACTGACCCTTTGGAGAACTCAGTCGTGATCGGTTTAACCGGCCTCGGGTCAAAGACTTCAGACCGGTTGAAATTACCAAAAGAGCTTCCACTCTTTTTGGCCATAATCAGAAGAATCCGCCTTGAGCAGTGACGTGAGCACCTGGGATGTAACCAGAGCTATTGGGGCCGTCAGGAAACACACCAACGTAAATACGGTCGCCTCGTTCCAGGTAGATGCCCTTGTTGCGTAGGGGAGCAGTGGAACCTAATCCAGTGGTGTTACCAGCCTGTGCAACGGGAGCGGCAAGTTGCGGCATTAGGTCGGAGCAGTCGACAGTGCCACTGTTAGCTGGAAGAGTCTTGGCAAAGAGTACTTTGTAATCACCAGAAGCTGGGATAGGTACGGTCGTACCACGAGTCTGGTAGAACACGATAGTTACCGCTGGCTGATAACCATAGGCAACACCGTTGTACGAAAAACCACTGGCGGTTCCACCTGAATAAACTAATGCGGTATTAACGCCCGTAAGAGTTGTTGCTCCCGTGTAAGTGTAATAACCGTAACCACTGCCGGGAGCAGTAGCTAAGACCCCAGTGGCAGCAACAAACACAATCTGACCACTGACAAGAGATATAACAGTACCAGAAGTCGACGCATTAACGGTGTAATCTGGGCCACGATAAAAGTCATTACGACTGATGGTAATGGAATCAACAACGCCGCCACTATTGTTATCTTCTTGCAGAGCAGCGTCCATATCCACCAAAATCGATGGAGCTTGTCCGCCCTGCACAAAGAGAGTATTGGCAGTAGAACTACCAACAGTCTGAGTCGTTACCCGAACCGAATCAAATAACGGCCGGTCAATAAGCAGGGGTTGCTTGTTCGTGCTAGTACTAGATATTTGACTAAACACCCTGTCTACGCTAGTTTGACAGGGGCCTCCAAAAACTTCTCTTATTCTAATGGCACAAACAACTTTTCAGTGTGCTTGTTGTGGTAAGTTTTACGAACGCCAAGGAAATACCGCAGCTTGGCATCGAAAGCGTTTGCGAGATAGGGGGTATGTCTATTGCTCAAAGAACTGCGCTTCTTTTAAACATGGTGGAAACAGAGATAAAACACCAGAATACGGTTCATGGTGTGCAATGAAAAGCCGCTGCAATTGTATTGGTACAACTCATCTAACGTGGTTTAACCATATGGATTCATGTTGAGCAACATTTGAAATGGGTTCATAGCAAGAGGTTGTGCAGGCGTCAACAAAAGCTCCCCTACCAACTGTTCTTTAAACAATTCACCAAAAGATTTATCTGTTGGTTTACTGCCCTCCATTGCCGATAAGAAGCCTTGGAGGAAACCGGTAGAAGATGTTTCCTGTCCTGTGGTTGCTCCTTGTGCTTGTTCGCCGGAGAGAGGTTGCCTTCCTTGTTGATAGGTTTTCTGTAATTCAGAATAACTTTTAACGGGTTGACCGTAATAACTCTTGCCTTCTTTCGTAGGAAGTGACGCCCACTCAGGTGCAAGAGCAGCAACAAACTCAGGTGTTAAACCTTGTTTCTGTAAATAAGAAAGGCCGCCAAGACCCATGGTACGTTGGCGTGCAAGATCAAGTGCAGCAATGTCTTGCTCAACCGGACCAAAAGAGCCTAAGCCAAGTTTCTTCTGTTGTTGTTGCCAGGTTGGTGTAAGGAATTGATAAGCACCGGCAGCGGTACTTCTTCCTTTCATTACTTTGTCTGGGTGTTGCTTGAGATCTGGCGCAAGCGATCCACCAAACATGACTCGATATGAGTCTTGACCACCACGTTCTGTTCCTTCCGCAAAACGCAACATACGCAAAAGACCTTGCGCTTCCGGCGTTTGTCTAAACTTTTCGTAAAAGGAACGATCTGCCATGGTGTTATGCTCCTACCCAATTTGAACTTGCTCTAAGACCAGGGATAAAAACAGCTTGTAATGCAACAACAAGACTGAGCTTGGTCGTGAGGCGTTTAACAAAATTGGGACAAAGGATCATGGGTCTAAAGCAACAACACTGGCTCCCGTGAATCAAAGATTCGTGTCCAGTAGGCTGGGCTTACATGCTAAGCAATGCCAGGGTTTTATTTCTTGACTAACTTAAGAAGCTCTTCAAACTTAGCAGCATCCATTACATTGGGCTGACCAAATACAGATGTTGTAGCTGTACCAAGGGGAGCTGCGCCTAAACCTGACAATTCAGATGTTGGTTTAATCGTGGAGTAAGGAGGTGGCGTCTGTGCTCCAGGGGCAAGGTTAGAGGTTACACCAAAGCCTGTGGAGTAACCAGTGCCTGTCGGTAAACCAGGAACTTGTGTCGGGAAGCCTTGCGGTGTTGGCACAAGTTGTTCGGTAATACCAAAGCCTTGTCCTGCACGCGCCATGTTACCGGCAAGAGTGCCTTGAATTGCTTCGTAGCCAGACTGTCCGGCTTTGACTTTGGCAGCAAGGGTGGGATTGGCTTTTGCCCACATCTGCATGCCGATATCTTCTGCAGATTGCACTTGTTCTGCTGTTGCACCAGGTGCTACGGCTTTTAGACGAGCGGCTTCATAACGTTGAAGCTCAGGGTCTTGAGCAGTTAACTGAGCAACACGAGAAGTCTCTGCGGCTTGGGCACGTTCTCCTGGTGTGCCACCAAAGGGACGAAAACCAGGATCTGAATAGCCTGCGTTACCACCACCTCCACCGCCGCCGCCGGGTCGTGTTTTAGCAGGATAAAGAAGACGCCCGCTTACCGCGTCATAAATATTTCCTTGGGCATCTGCATAAGAAGGTTGGCTATAAGGCTTACCGTTACCCGTTCTGTAACGAAAATTACCGCCTGCAGGATGATAAGCAGTTCCAAGCATCCCCCATGATTTATTTATTTTTTCTCTACCTGTTAAAGGAGTTCCTCGGGTGCCAATGCCCGCTTGATTTAACAGATTTGCAGCGCCCTGAAGAACATTTTGACCGCCACGAAAAAGCTGCCCAAGTGTAAATTGACTGGCATAATTGTAAAGATCAGCCATAATTACCTCCAAACCTCATGTAAATAAATGCGTGAACCAACACTGGTGTCGGCAGGGCCAGGTAAAGCCTGGATGAATTCAGCACCAGAGCGTTCGTAACGATACCTGGCTTGGAACGGATCCTTGTAGTTAGGAACGTAAAGGATGCCGGCTAAACGGTTGGTTTCGTAGAGATAAATCTCATCCCAAACCTTAAGCGCCTCTTTGGCATTACTGGATCTGATCGTACGATCAACGTCACCAACAATGTTTTCGATGCGCGTAGAGGGTGAAGTAGCAACTTCAGTCCTCTTTTCAGCAGTGTCGCAACGTCCAATTTGGATAGCGATTTTGTCATAGAAGTATGAATCCGGAACGGTATTCATAGCTTCTTCAAGTCGGGCATAGTCACCCGCCGGCACGGAAACCGTGAAGTAGCCTAGGTGATACCTGACTCTACTCTTGTCAAAATCGCTGAGCTGCACAGCTTATTTCCGTATGTTCTCAATTATAAATGCAGTGAATTAAACGGCGTATGGATTAGGAAGGCTGGCTAGTAACTCCATGGGGTTGATTGTTTGAGCGGGTTGCAATAATTGTTGGACAAATTGACGTTTCATCTTCGTTGCACTACTTTCTTTTGGTTCACCCGCAAAGCCAGTGCCAAGCAAGTAACCCATTAAAAACTCTTTAGGATCTGTACCTGCACCAGAAGGATCGGCTACTTTCGTACCTGTTAAATCAGCGGCTTCGCCTAAGGACTGCATATGTCCTAAACGAATCTTGTATTTATTATCTCCCGTGACAAACGTAGACAGGTTTCCGTAAGCACCCTGATTTGCTAAAGGAACATATTTACCCGCTCCTTCATAAAAGACTGGCGTTCCCTCTGGCAGTGCCCAATCCTCACCTTGGTGTTGACGCCCTCCACGGGGGCCAAATTTAGAAGTGACTGTAATACCAGCCTCTGGATTAAAAGCAAATTTACCTTCCGGAGTTTGTATTAAAGCCGGAACTCTTTTTTCACCAATACGTAAACCAGCAAGAGGAGTACGTATTGTTTCCGGATTTATACGAGCACCTGTCGCAAGATCTTCTACTTCAACATGTAAATGTGGACCAGTTGATCTACCGGTAGAACCAACACGTCCTTTAAATGTGATGCCAGCCATATTACTGTTTATTTTTAATTGTAAGACTAAAAAACCCCTGGTTTCCCAGGGGCATAGTTTGGAGATGAGTAATCAAACCCTGATCAGGTCCGCAGCAATCACCGCATCCCAGTCAACTCGCTTGATTTGTTTTAACTGTTCGAGATTGTTGAACCTTTCACCCGATAAGGACATCTGAAGATCTTTAATCTCTCGGGCTGTTTTCAATCCAATGCCCTTAATATGATCAGCGATCATCTGGGCGGTAGCTGAATTGATATTTAAACGGTTGTCCGGGGGGAAAGTACGTGGCTCTTCCTGAGCAGCTTTATCTTTTACTTGAAGCGTCTTTACCGTTTTGGTAGCAGCTTCATCAGGTGTAAGTTCAGTTCTGTAAGCGGTATAAAGGCGACCGTCCTGATCTTCGACCATGTACCAGTCGCCGTTATCCCATTCGCTTACAATCTTGACTCTTGCACCTGTTTTTTTGTGCTGATAAAGCATTGCTGCAGTGGTTGACATAAGACCAGTTACTTACTGGTCTTAGTTTAACCTAATCAGCTAACAGTGCGGCCCAGGAGGTAGCCATCGATATCTTCGTAGCCAGGTGCTTCATCAGGTTGGATGTAGCAGCACTCAACAACGAGGTAACCAACGCGACCACCGCTTGCATCACCGCTGGAGATGTAGAAGCCACCGGAAGTAGCAGTGCTATTCGCGGTTTCTTTTGCAAACACCTTCAGGGTGGTGGCAGCGGTAGCAGCATAGTTCACGTTACCGGCGGTCACACCGGCTGCGCCGGATGCAATCAGGAACGGATTGGTGCTGTAAGCAGCGGAACCAGCAGCGAAGTAGATCTCGCCAGCCTGGGTACCAGACACGGTGGAAGTTAGGTTGGCCTGGATCACACCTTCGCCAATACCGGAGGCAGCGGTGGGGCTACCACCATTGCTGCGACCGAAGGAGATCACGTTACCAGTGGCTGCATAAACACCAGAGGAAACACGACCATCACCCCAACCAGAAGCAACGGAGATGGTGGAGCGGTACACATAAGCAGGCAGGGTGCTGCTACCAGAAATCACCATGCCGGTGATGTCGGGGCGAGTATCGTCCTGGCGGTAAGGCGAAGGAACGATCACATCGGCTGCAGCCACAGGACCGCTACCGGAAGTTGCGGTAACAGGCACGTAACCGCGCTGCTGGAAGTAACGGTAGCCAGGGAGAGCCAGCACGGAAGTGGGGCCGCCCTTAGAGCCTTCATTGGTACCATCGCCATTGTTGTCGATGTTTTTGTACCAGCCGTTCAGAGGTTCTGCCCAGTTACCTGGGAAGATTTTTTTAGCGGACAAATAGGTCATTTATCTTTTCCTATGTTGTGTTTTATACGTTAGTTATCAAACAGTGCCGTCATCTTGCACAAAGCTGTAAGCAGTGGTCACGAAGTCCTTGTTGAGGATCTCGAAACCAGCGTACAGTTGCCAAATCAGGATGATGAAACGGCTGAAGTCATCGTTGTTGTTGATGAGCACCTGAGCGTTCGGGCCGCCGATACCAACACCAACAGACTGAGGACCGAAGAAGAAGCCTTGGGCAGCTTCCCTGGAGGCATAGGTGGAACCACCATCAAAAGAGGCACTCACACTCTTGGTCGGGAAGTTAGTCGACTCGAAGAACTTCACGCCTTCAAACTGAACGCCAGTAGGCATTACAGGTTCACCAGCCAGGAAGTAGCCTTGGCCAGCCTGGGGACCCATGTAGAAGCTGGCGTTGTTAGGCATCATGGGATTACCCATGTACATGCCTTGGCCAGGGTTACCGGAGTAACGCGCAATCTCACGGAAGTCAGGATCACGACGCAGGTGCATCATGAAGGTAGGATCGCAGATGCAACGATACAGACCATCAGCAAAGGTCGGAACGTTACGCTTGCGCAGATCCTTAACAACAGTCAGCAGGTCAGTACGCACCTGGAACTGCTGAACTTCATTACCGTATTCGGTAGTGGTGTAGCTGACACGACCAGAGGAATCTTTGATCTTGTTACCAGCGAAGTAGTAACCGCCTTGGGTAGTAGAAGCAGCACCGTTGGCTTCTGCTTTCGACAGTTCGTCAATAAAGACGCGGTCACGCCAACGGCGATAGTCGTCAAGCAGCGTCAGGCTACCGATCGACTGGTGGAACATATTCAGGTTGCCCGAATCCAGAAGCAGGCGCTGGGCCGTGATCAGGGTTTCACGAGCAATCTTGAAGGTCGAAGGCTGAGTCGGATCACCCGGATCGGCAGGACCAGTGTATTCCTTAAGCACCACCAGGACTTTCTCCTTGGTGATGTTACGGCTGTTAGCGGTACCGATGGTTTGGTCGGCAATACGCTCACGGCTGTCCTTAGTACCAGGGGTACCCCAGAACTTATAGCGATCAAGCTGAACAGTTTGACCAGGCTGACGAGTGAAGTCGTGAACAACTACAGGCTCGACTGCCATTTCTGCGATATACGCAGGGTGGGGACGGTAAAGTTCCGCACCCAAAATCTTTGGAAAGTCGTTATCAATGAACACTTTGTTTTATCCTCCAGTGTCGCAGGAAGTGTTTTATCGGGTGAAAGATTCAGACATGAATATGTCTTATCTAACACAAATTTTAGCAGTCCGTAATTTAATATTACATGTACTGCGTAGATGCATACGGAGTTACACCGTATTTGGCACTTGCAGTGTTGCTAGACCCAGGGGATTCTGGATCAATCGCCATGCCTTGTTGGAATCCTGGCACACCCATAGAACCAGGGATAGCGCCAAGAGCAACGCCACCGAGTCCGGCGGTAAGAGCAGCAGCGGGAACTAAACCTGCAGCGGCAACTTTTCCAGCGCCCCTTGTAAACGCGGCTTCAGAAGGAATGGGTAAGCCAATGGATTTATCAGCTAAACCAAGAAGAATAGATTCCTGTCGAGAACCTGCAGGCATTTTAATAGCTGACTTAATCAGCTCTTCTTCACCAGCGACCTTACCTTGTTTAGCAGCTTTTAAAAGACTAGGAGAATACTTGCCAGCAAGCTGACGGGCAGCCAAAAGACCGCCACCTGCACCAAGAGCGCCAGCACCTGCAGCAAGAGCAGCAGATCCAGGATCTTCACCTTGAGAAAGGGCGTACCCACCAACGCCTAAAGCAGCGGCAGCAGGTACACCGTATTTAAGAGCGCCACGCATGGCCTCACTCCATCACAAACAGTTTGTTGGCAACAACTTGAGGCTGAGCTTGGTTAAGGAGGCGCCAGGCTTGTGCAGGATCCACATCCATTTGTTGCTTGAAGCTACCCCAGAAGTTTTCAGGTTGCTGAGGAGCGGAGGCAGCAGGGGGTGCAGGGAATTGACCCATATAGTTCTGGATCGATTCCGTAGGATAACCACGGGTTTCCAGTTGGGACTCATCCTCATACACAGGGTACGGACCTTCAGGACCAAAGAACTTCAGCGTGTAATCGCTGAGTACATCAGGATTGGTCAGGATTTCGTTGTAAGCCAGGTTCTCTTGGTGCTCGGCAACAGAGAAATCGGCATAACGATGAAGGACCTCTTGTGCTTTGCTGCCCCAGGCAACAGCACTGTCAAGCATGGCTTCCAGTTGGAGGCCGTAATTATTTAGGATTGCGGGTGCTTCTACCCCGTACGCGCTTACCACTTGACGCGTTTCCGGGCTCCACTCGAGGAGATTCGCCACGTCCTCCAAGGATTGAACCGAGTAGGTTTGGGAAGAGTTGGGCGAGGAGATCTGGTTGGGTGACCAGGTCTGCGGAGCCGATTGTTGCGTAGCTGGGTTGCTGTACTGCTGACCGTAGTTGGCCGGTGCGTACTGGGTCGGAATCTGTGAGGGTTGACCCTGGAACGGGGATTGAACTGGACTGCTCAGCAGATTCACCACCTTGTTGAACGCCGATTCCCACGGATTGCTGTTCGCTTCCGCTTGGTATTGGGGGGCGTACTGAGTAGGGGCTGATTGGTAATTGGGGGCCGCCTGAGGCACCGCTTGGGGGTAGCTGGTACCCACCTGATACGCCACTGGAGCTTGGGGTACTGGAGCCTGGGCTGGTACCACGTAGCTGCTTGGAGCCACCGCCACTGGTGCTTGGCTCGTCTGTGGGATCGATTGGACGGTAGCGTCCTGCATAACTCATCTCCTTTTGTAGAGCTTCTAATGTTCGATACAGATATGGAGTTAAATCCAATCTTGGATCCGCAGCCATCGGAAGATCCGGTGCTTGCGGGTGGGGAGTCTGCATCATTCCCCCCACTAAGCGAGCGAATTGAGAGTATGCACCCTGTAACTCGTTCACCATCCTGAAAGGGAACCCAGATAACATCTCGGCCCTTTCCTCATCCGTCTTAGACGGGAAGAGGTATTTCAGTGCTTCAATGCTATCAACACCTAACTCCTGGAGGTTCCGTACCACGATGGAGTTGTTGAGGATGTCTTGGGTGGAGTCCTCATAAACAGGACCCATCCAACGCCACAAAATAGTTAAATCACCGTCCGGAATAAGACCAATAACCTTGGGTGGAATCTGTTGGGTCTCCACACAAGCCATCATAAGTTGTTTGAGTTGGTCATTGTATTGCTTCATTGCTTCTTCATATGCCATCTCTTCTTCTGGGGAAGCACCGTCAGGTAGATCCACGGGCTTTTCCAAGCCTGCTGCCATCGCAAGCGTAGTCTTGAAGAGTTGTTCTTCCTGGTAAATAATCAACTCAAGGCAACGACAGATGCCATGGGTGTAAATAGAATTTGCTTTCTTCTTGGATGTAGCAGCTACGCGACCAAACAGTGATTTGTACTCTGTTGCAGTCACGCCGGCAGAGATGGACAGTTCATCAACACCACCAAGTGCTGTACGGATCTCTTCTCGATACTGACGTGCAAATGCGTTTTGGTCGCCCGTAATTGCATCGGGAACAATGTAACCAACACGGTCGTTTGGCTCCAGGTTTGCGATGACTCTTGGTACACGGATCTGTCCATCAACACCACGGCTGACAGGATCTGCTTTGAACGTAGAGCGACTCAAGGCAGCAGGACTTGTGAAGCCAGAGTTTGCTGCAATAGAAGGTCGCTGAACGCTCATGTCCCCACCTGCTTCCATCAGGTCTGTCTTGGGACGTGACGAAAGCAGTGTTGGGTTACCAAAGAAAGTGATGTTCTTGCGCATGGTGCGCATCAATTCATCATGCGTGCAAATGTGATTAGCGACTGCATCAAACTCACCAGAGCCTTCATTTGAAAAGCCTTGAGTGTTGTTGATGATCTCAACGCAAGGAATAAAGCCAAGACTATTTTTAAGCGTTTTGGTATTACCTGTTAACGCATAGGTTGGCATGTCAAAATTCAGCTCCGAATCGGAGTGCGTCTCTTCAATTTCTTTTGGTTTAATTGATAATCGGATATAACGTTTAGCACCAGGATTGTATGTGCTTTGCGATCCAGTGATATTGACTGTATTAATTTGATCGCCAAAGCCATTGCCACGGCGCACCTTGTAGCTGTAGATGATTACGACTTCGTCAAGCTCACCGTCAACGTTGTAATAGGCACGATATTCATGTTCACGGAAATAATAAAGCCTATAGCTTTGCTTGGTAGGACGAATGTAAAAAAGTCCTTTACCATCACACAAAAAGTATTCCCAGATGGAATCCAAACGGGTATCCATCTTGTTGTACTTAAGGACCCTGTCGATAAAGTCTTTGCGCTGAGCGCCAAAGTTATCTTGTCCTGGAAAAAACTCAACTCCTTGGCGAATACCAAAGAGTTTCATCTGTGCAATATGAGACGCAACAATACCCGTATCTACAACAATGTCACTGTTTTTATCCAGGTAGGCATTGATGATTTCGTGGAGTCGGGCTTTAGCGTCAGCCATTATTCACCTTGTCTTTATAAGATACTAACAGTTTTAGCAGTGATTTCAAATAAAACCAGGTCCTTTTTGTCCTGGATAAATAAAGACTAAAGGTTCAGGTGGTCTATTTGGTCTGGGTGCTGTAAGTCGAGCAAAATTCCCAAATACTGGTTGAACAACCGGGGTCTTTGGTAAAGGCTCTATGGCAGCAAGAGAACCCTTTAGATAACGTCCTGCTATTTCCATTATCGGTTATACAACAGTTCGTTAATCATTTCTTCTTGCTTGCGGTTTCTTTCATTGATTTTATTTACCGTGCCTTGTGCTTCTTTTAAAAAACCAAAAGGATTTAAAAGTGCACCTAAATACTTTTGCAAAAGACCTTGTGCATTGTTTGTAGACTGTGCAATCATTGTGCCGTCTCCATTAAAAGCACCTCCGTAATCGGACAGCTCAGAAGAACCCATCTTATATTTTTGGGTTGGCTCAGGACCTCTAAAATACTCACGTCCGGGAACATCGCCAGGTACCAACGGGCCGCCGCCCCACACTGGCGATAAAGGTGTGGTGTACAAAGGAGATTGCGCTTGAAACGCACCTGCATTGCCCATGTCCACAGGCTGGCCGCCGTATACTCTAATCATTTTTATGCTTCTTTTTTGTATTTTACTCTTCTATAACTTCATATCCAGCTGCATCATTGACCTTGGAAATGATGATGCCAGTACCACGAACATCCCAGTTAAGTACGTCGCCTTCTTGCCAGCAAAGCTCTTCTATTACCTCATCGGGAAGAACAATGTACTGATCTCCGTTCTCGTCCTCCTGGACCTCGAGGATGTAACTCATTTGGATTCAAGTAATTTCTCAACTAGCTTATCAAGCTTTGCATTGATTTGATTGAAGTTATCATGCATTTGCTGGATCTCTCTCAGGAAGTCAACCTTGAGAACGTACTCTAAAGGCATACGTTTTAAATCGTCTTCCAAGACGTCAATCCTTCGCTTTTGCGAACCGATGTAATTAAAAGCTTGTTGGATCTGGTCGTTTTGCCTGCCAAGGATCTTGCCTGCGACCCAACTGCCACCGGTAATAGCGGATACAACGGCCGTCAAACCGATAGCAATGTATTCAGGCCCCACGACCAAATTCGCTTTTTTCTAATTCTAAGGTTTAGTAATCAAGTTGGAGTTTCCCCTTCTTCATAAGACCATTAATCATCCAGACAAGGGCATCTACACAGTCATCATGACTACTAACACCAAAGTTAGTCAGTTCTTCAAACATCGCGGTAAAGTTGCGATAGCGATTGAAGATGATCTTACGGTCCTCAAAAAGTCCCATACAACCACGGAAGCGTGCCAATTTGTCTGCACGGAATCCTTTGACGGGATGCCAATTCAAGTTGTAAAGACTTTCGTTGTTTAAACACACACGCTTAAAGTCGGCTTCAAGAGAAGCCTGGTACTGCACGGCTTCTGAGTAAATGTCACACGTGGAGTAGGTCGGAAAATAATTACCGCTTTCATCGCAGCCAAGTATCGACCAATCATTAAGCAATTCTTTAAGAGCATCTAGTTTTTCTAGGTTGCCCATCACACGCAAGCGGCGGTAATCAATGACGTGAATCTGATCTCCGATGCGTCCACCAAGTACCATGACAGTATAGTCATTCTTTTCTTTCGTACCAGCGGATAAGTCAACCCCCACAGCAAGCGTGTCGAACTCTGTTGCAATCTCCGCTTTAACGATCAGCTCTGGAGCCAACGACAATTCATTTTGCCTGATGACTTGATTCATGTACTGGAACGAAAAAGCAATAGGTGCTTGTCGTTTCTTTTCCTTCAAATAATCCAATGACCACATTTCTGGCCAATAAGACTGCTCATCCCCAGACTTAGGATCTTGCAAGATTGCGGACAACACAATTTGCAACCAGTTGTTTTGTGTATTAAAGGTTGTGGAATGAATGTCATCATGTCTGAAGCGGGTACCAAGGCAGATAGCCCGTGCCCCTTCAAACATGGTGGGCGCAATCACCGCATTCCAGTTGTCCTGCATCTGTTTACGGATGTCAGGGTTGGAGATGTCCGCCGCTGATTTAATGGCGTCATCAATGATAACAAGGTGTGAACGCTTGGAGGTCACCGAACCTTTAAGGCCTGCTGCGCAGAGCGTGAATTGTTCTTCACCCGTGGTATCAATGCCCGCGAACTTATGGTCAATCGACCAGTACTCATTACTGGTGACGTTCTTAAGAAGGCGTACTGTTGGGAATACTTCTTGGTATCGTTTGCTTTCAATGATGCGTTTGATGGTTGCCGACTTGGAACGTGCGATATCAACCGTGTAAGACAAGTAGAGGATCTGTAGCGGCTTCTTGGCTTGTGTGTGGATACCAATGGCCCAGGCAGTAAACAGACCAAGGACCGTGCTTTTGGCGGAGCCCCTGGGCGCCAGTAGATCGACGTTAGGTCCAGCAATCTTCAAGAGACAAGTGCTGTCCTGATCGGTTACAAAGTGACGATGCCACTCCTTGTGGTGTTGAGCAGGAGGTTTATCAGCTACATACTCACAAAAGAAACCAAAATCTTCCCTTGCTTTCTGAAGAGATTCAAGGTTTCGTGGAATACGAATTTGTTGCTTGCGTGCAGCAGCTTGTGCGTTACGACGGTAGGCAAGATGCTGGTACGCAGGCACTGTAGGTATCGTTCAGTGTATTACTGAATACTACCCTATTTGTTATCGTCTTTGTTTCTTTTGCTTGCTTGATATTTACGTGCTTTATCTAGGGCTGCTTTTCTTTTCTCTTTATCCGACATCTCACTTCCGTCTTCGTTCTTGGCTTCTTTTTTCTTGAAATGCTCCAAGAGTTCAGGCGGCATTTTATTTTTGTTCATTCTGTTTCTTCTGCATTAATGCATTCATAACTTCTTGGCCTTGTGCAACATTCTGCGCAAGGGCAGTTGGACGAGTGACAGCAGCCCCTGACTCTCGATTTTTTTGGAGTTGACGAGCAACTTCAAACAAACGTCCGGCAATATCTTCACCGAAAACAGGAGGTTGCGGAGGTGGCTTTTGCATAGGTCTAGTCTAATTTATTTATTCTTCCATTTGCATATGAGACCATACGCTCATCGATGCTTCTTCCAGGGGAACTTCAATAGGGTCGTCTTTGAAGATGGTCAGTAACTCACGTATGGCGCGGTCAGCACCAGCCATTAGCAAGCCCTTGCGATCTTTGTTGCCCGTAAACAGATCAATCTGGGCGATGGTGCCACGGAGTTCTTTTTGCATGCTGGCGATCCTTGCAACGCCAGAATCACGTTTGACAACACTGTTATCAATGTCTTCTCGAAGCTTGCGGATGTCCTCCTGCATAGCTTCAATTTCATTGATCAAAACCTTGCGGTGATCAGGCTTTGGATAGTTGTGTTGGAGCCAGAGATCACAGCCTGTGATGCATCCGTTATAACGCAAGAAGCGAGCATACAGATAACATTCGATTACCGAGAAGTTCTCCGCACAGAATGCCCTATATGCTTGCTCTGTTGGTGCGTCTAGATTATCGACCCACTGGTCGAAGATCTCAATATCGATATGCTCTTTGGGACTGAGCGTAATCCCTTGCCTCGTCGCTTTCGCTGAAGCCCTGGGCTTGAGCTGCAGACTTTCTTTGTTCTTCACCTGAGGTTCCAATAGAGAGACGTTCTTGTGTGCCGGCTTCTTTCATCTTCTCTTTGGAAGAACCAACGGAAACGTCCTGGAAGATTTTAACGGCAGACGCAGCTTTACGTGCTTTGTCCTCATCAAACAACAAATCATAAGAATTTAAATCCTTATTATCGTCGTAATAAAAATCTTCGTCGTTCATGGCCGTTCCGTTTCCTTGATGTCTTCTTTGACATCAGTTTCTTCTTTATTCAGTTTATCTGAAGGTTGCTCTTTGTTAAGGCGGCTTTTGGCGTATTTATACGCAACATCTGCCGCCTGGCGATAACGACCCAGTTCTGCGGAAGTATCGGCAGAAGAGTCCTGCATCTTAGAAGTTGCCCATCATGCTGGCAAGGCCGCCAGCAAAGGTATCACGTTGACGTGCACGGTTAGACTGAGCAGCCTGACGCATCTTGGAACCTTCAAGGCGGCCAATGAGGGATTCAAAATCCTGCAGCTCCGCAGCCGACATACCGCCGCCGTACTGGCGAGAAAGATTAGCGTCTACGAGCTGCTGTGCTTCAGCATCAGACATGCCATCAGCCATGAGCTGAGCTTTGGTCCGAGTATTACGGGCAGGGGTGCTAGTGGAAAAAGACATTTACTCAAAAGTTTGACTCTACAAGTATTTTAGTATATTCAATTTAGAAATTGAACATACTCGTAACGTTGCGAACCATTTCCGTTCCTCTTTCAATGTTGGCAATATTTTTATAGCCAGCGTTAACGATAGCCTGCAAGTCTAATTTACCTTTTGACTCAGCTTGTATTTCTGGAATACGATTATCGACTTCATACTTTAATCGCTCTGTAGCACCAGCTTGACGGATTCGTTCAACATTTTCAAGACCTTCGTTTTGAAGCCTAGCCTGGAGAGTTTCACCAAACAGATCATATTCTGAGTATGGAATCTGGCTCTCGCCAAAAACATCTCCGTAGCCTGCATCTGTAGTAGTAGTAGTAGTAGTCGTATCAGGTGTGCCTATTGCAGTAGGAGCAGCAGGAATAAAAAGATTCTTGGCACCGGTAGCAAGCTTAAAATCTTTATTCTCGGCTCGGTTTTGAATCTGTTGAAGAGTCAGGCCTTTATCTAAAAGCTTTTGTACTTCTCCCGCATTTAATTTATTACCGATCTGTACGCCGGCAATAGAACTACCTGCTTTTTTATTGTTATCACTACTAGATCTAGAAGTGCTTGAACTAGACGTAGTAGGACTACTAGGTGGAGCAACTCTAGCGACTATATTTTGAGCTGCAGAAGCGCTAACACTTGTTTTATTTTCAATCCTATTTTGGATTTGAGCAGCAGACTTTCCTTGGTCTGCCATTCGCTGAGCTATTTGCTTGGCTTCCTGTCTAGCTTCTTGTTTAGCTGCTTGTTTTTTACTCATGGCATTTTTATTCTCTTTAATAAAGTCTAATGCGTGGTCATGTTAACAATAAATTAAATACTAGACATGCTGGAAGAAATATTGATATTACTAGAAAGCACACCTTTTAGATCACTGGCCATACGCTTGAAGCGTTCAGGGTCAAAAGTGACCATGCCACGCTGAAGATTGCCTTGTGCATCCCTTTGCATGTTGCCATACATAGACTGCCATTCGCGATCAGCCTGTGTCATGATTTTATTTGGATTACGCAAAGCAATCTGTTCATTCAACAAAGATTGGAAAGCGTATGGATCCCTTACGTTTAAAGATCTTGCATAGTCAGTTGCTTGATCCCAATCCGCCTGATCAATATCACGTCCTAGTAAACTCTGGAAAGCAGAAGAAGCAATTGGTTTAAATTTTTCATAGTCTACAGGGCGAGCCATGAGCTTGCCCATCAAGCGGTCAGGCCGGAAATTTGTATAACCGCGTTGACTTGCTAGATATGAAATGGCATCACTTGGGCTTTGCTCAAAAAGAGACTTAGCAGTAGCACGAATACCTTTCCTTTCTTTACCAGAAAGCCTTGCCGCTTTTGCAGGGTAGTCTTCAAACATCGACATCGATGTATGATGACCTTCACTCGGCTCAGTACCAAAAGCCATATTATCTAGAACGAGTTATTTTTATTTTAAACCAGGGAATATCAACGGAATCTAGATGCCATTGCGGTTAAGTACGGATCAAGACCATATTTTCCAGACAACATGAATGCTTGACGGAAGTCTTGTCCTTGGTTCTGCTGGGAAGTTGGACTTTGCATGAAATAATGCCCCTCACGCAGCGCTGCCATTTGATTGGCTTTATCTCGATCTTGGGAATAAAGATCAAAGCCCCATCCCCTCACAATATTTTTATTTGCTTCTTCTCGCGCTTTATCTGCAGACGTCTGGCCCATCACATTGCCGATGATCCCAGACAAGCCTTGAATACCTGCAGATGCTGCCATCCACGGTCCTAATGCCATTGATCCTGCTCCTGTTGCTGCTGAAGTGGTTGCCGCCGAACCAGCGGCTGACATTGGTGCGCCGGCCCCGAAAATATCAGGGAAAAACTGACTAATTGAACCTGTGCTTCCTGCCATATTTTATTTTACCGGACAAAACCATAGTAGTTAGGTCTAGTACCGCCACGGGGCTGTAATTCCATGGCGCGACCTGCAAATGCAACTTGCTCGGGAGTGTAACGCTGTCCCTGTGAAAAAGCTGCAGGAATGCCCTTGATGGCATCTACAAATGAGCCAATGGCTACATTGCGTATGCCCATTTCGTTTGCTTTTTGTGCAGCGCGTTCTTGATAGGCTAAAGCTTTATCAAACATTGCTTCAGATCGACGAGCAGATTCTGCATCACGCAAATTAAGCATTCCGCCCATTACAGCAAAACCACGAAGATCTTCCGGCAAGCTTGAAAGTGCAGGGTTAGAAGCAAAACCAATCAACTCAGATATGTAACTATTGCCAGCAAGAGGCATTGTCCCAGGGGTTTGTTCCCCACCAAAACGCATTTGATCCCAGACTGGACCACTGCTAAAGGGTTGGCCTTTTACAAAAGAGGTCATTAGTGATTACCCGAAACGAATCTGAGGAGCTTGCATCACAGAGCCCGCATACGGATTGTTCTGCAATGCGGTATTAGTAAGTTGAGCAACATTCTGCTGTGCGCCAAGAGCCAGAGAACCAGCCGTTGCAAGTACGCCTTGTTGCATATAGCCTTGGTTCTGGGTATTCATCAATGCTTGTTGACGAACCAAGTCAGCGTTCTTGAGTTTGTTAATTAAAGGAATATTACGTTGGAGGTTGAGATATTCTTGATCGGAATATGCTTTGCTCAGATCTGTAAGACTACTGGTATACACACCCATGTTGTCACGGTATTGTGTAGTGCCAAGTTCAGCAAGCTGTTTATTGATCGCCATCTGGGTGCTAAACTCACCCTCCTTGCCCTTAGTGGGCTTACCTGTTGCTGATTGATACGCCGAAGAAGCGGCTGATGAAGTGATGCCAGGGAGAATAGCGCCTAGACCCATAAGGCCCAGGCCGATAGCGCTACCAACAACACCGCCTTTACCAATCATTGCCTGTCCCGTACGACCAAGCATGGCCGCACCACCTGCGGATAAAGCAGCAGGGGCAAGCGCTCCTAAAGCACCAAGGGGACGGCCTGCTTCAATTTCTTGGAGAGTCTCACCAACTGCTGGCATTACACCAACAGCAAGAGCTCCGGCCGGTAAAGCGTATTTACCGTAACGTCCAAGAAATTGTTGTGCGGCATCTGCACCCTGCTTTAAGCCTGCTTTGCCTTGCTCAAGCATTTGTGCGCCGCGCTGACGGTAGCCTGGACCGGGAGCTGATCCCATTACTTCACGCACGTCCCCAGTAGCTGGATCGCCTTCGTAGGTCTTGCCAGTCGTCGGATCGGTAAAAATACGTGCCATTTATTTAATTACCTTTATAAAATAAATTCTATCACTGCATTATTTCATACTGACCAACGGTCGGTAATTTTTGCTCGGTTGCTTTTGCGGCAAGTGCAGCATTAGCTAAGTTACCAGCAATAATGCCAGCACCCGTACCCAACGCAGCACCACCTAAACCACGCCTGAAGGAACCTCCCAGCTTGGGAGCAGTACGTATCGCGGTTGCAGCACCGGCGATACCACCAACAGCCGCAGTAACAGATGGAATAGTGATTGGATAACCAAGCATGCGAGCCTCTGGTACCCCCTCAAGATTTTCAGGTGTTGCTTTAATAAGGCCAAGAAATCCTTTGTCTTGATAGTAATTACGTAGATAATTACCGTAACGTTCAGGTGTTAAGGAAGGAATATCTTTTTGTGCTTCTTCATAAGCAAGGGGACGTCCAGTACGGCCAAGGAAGAAACGCTCAAATAGTTCAGGAACAGGTTGCGTTGTTTCCCTGCGATCCTCTGATCCTTCCGCTGCATAAGCCTGGGCAAAACCCTTTGGCCTGAACATCTCACCAGGATTCAAGATGTTGTAAGCGCCAGCAACGGCTGTAACGGGGACGGCAATACTGGCGGTGATAAGACCTGTCTTTGTAGGCCCCAGGGCTTCGTATGCTTTCTCTCCAAGGGCAGTCTTGGCGCCTGCCTCAAGAATGGCTAGTGGGTGGTTGTAACGCCAATAGATGCCACGTGTGCCGTCATTAGTGAGGTCCGTCATCAGACGGGTGGCAAAAGCAGCGGTTGCCTCGACGGGTGTCTCTTTAAAAGAAACGCCTAATTTTTCTAGGTTTTGATGGTACTGCTGTCGAGTGATGTTTTTAATGCCAGGTGCTTCTTTAAGAATCGTTGGATTACGTTCCCCTTGAAGGTATGCAAGACGACTAGCTTCAGCACTTTTGCTTGCACCTGTAGCTAGCTTTTGCTTTACCTCACCTACTTGATTGAGAAGTTGTTGAAAGCCCATCACCCTGCACCTCCTAGCGTTTGCCGAATCAACGCTTGATCTTCAGGACTCAAGTACTGCTGCCAACCACCACGTTGATTTAACAACTGTTGGAAATCCTGTGGATCTGGTAAACCAGCCATCTGGAAGTTGGTACCTTCAGACAAAAGCTGAGGTGTTTGCAGGTGATTAACTAACGCGCGTTGTTCAACTTGTTGTGCAATCTGCTGTGGTTGTCCTGTTCCATAGATAAGTGGAGAGGTTACATAGCCGGCACCAATAGACGCAGCAATGTTGAGTGGCGTCTCAAAACGGTGAGTTCCTTGTACAACCGTTTCTTCTCCTGTATCTAAATTTCTTGTCCTAATAGGTTTGTACGCATTAGGCCGGAGCGCACGCAAACCACCTAAAGCAATAACATCTGCTCCAACGTCTACAGCACCAGAGGCAAGTGCTTGCAGGGGAGTGGCGCCACTAAGTAAAGACAGTCCGGTCGCAAGGCCGCCACTCATAAGGGCCGGTTTAGCGACATCTTTTAATAGTTGTGCAAAACCTGCCGCAGACGCCATGGTATTGTTTTTCTTTTATTATAGATGGCCTGATTTAAGCCTTCTTAACGTCTTCATTATTACGTTTAAAGATTTCTGCTTTATCTTCTGGCGTACTAGACATTAGCTGAGCAACAGACTTATCGCCTTCTGCTTCTTTCAATGCACGCTGCTCTGCTGCTGCCATCATGTAACCCTTGGGATCTGGGTTATTGACACGTGGCATTGGATTGGAAGCACGCTTCTCTGGCTTGACGGTTGGGCTAATGCGATAAGCTTCGACCCAGATGGGAGAAAAACCTGGCTGATCTTCTGGACGCAACGCAGTATTAGGCCTGCCTTCCTCAAAGTTGTAGCCTTCTTTACGTGTGAAGCGACCAATATTAGCAAACACTTCGTATTCTTCTGGTGAATTACCAACGAAGTTAAGACCTGGGTTCAGTTGTAACTTACGTGTTTGTACGCGACGCAATAGGTCATCTTCTGTAAAGCGGCTTGGCATCCATGGTGCTTTGCCTGTAGATGGCTTTGATGAAAATGAATCATCAAAATCAACTTTACGTTTTACCAGGAAAGGATCCTTGGTGAAGTCAATATAACGATCTAGTGCCAGGCGATGATCTTTTGCCATTACTTCTTATCTTTTTTCTTTTTTAATCCTACCAACGTTTGACGCAAGCGTGCTTGTTTAACAGTTTTGTCATCGTAGTCATCTGGGTTAGAAAGGACATTTTCCTGCAGTTGAGCAGTGGTAATGCCTTTGCGTTTTGCTTTAGCAGTGAAGGCACCCTCCTTCATCTCCATGCCTTGAATCCATTTTTTGTCTTTCTTTTTCTTTTGTTCAGCCATAATTAAAACAGACGCGGTTGAATAACAGCTTGTGAAGTAAGAGGGGTTGAACGTCCTCTTTGCAGCTTACTCATATAAGCCTCTAATTGATTAGCGGCTATGTCTGCTGGTGATTGACGTTGTCTTGCCGCATACCCCGTAATGCCTTGCAAGCCAAGCTGACTTGGAGGAAGAGAAGATGCCGAATAAGGGTCACGCGCTCGATAAGAAGTTTCTTGAGGCTCTAAAGTCTCCATTTGCCTGCGAATAGTAGTAAGTTCATCGGGCAAAACACCTCCTCTTGGATTGCGTTCTGAAGCAATTCTGTTTGCACGTAAAACAGCTTCTGACATACGAACAGAAGACAAAGCTTGTTTTTGCCGTCCCAGGGCTTCTGTCTCTCCTCGGTAACGCAAAACATTTTCTGCTTCTTGCGCGGCTGCAAGACTTGTAGGATCACCTGCAGCTTGTCCCATGAGAACCATCTCATTTAAAGCATTGTCATCTAAGTCAGACAATGCACTAACAGTCAATTGATTGACTGTTGGCGTTTGTGCTCCACGGGTAGCAATACGTTGTCCTTTTTGCGTGCCTCCGTAACCTGTGCCAAAAGTTAAAACATCTTCAGGGGATTCAATATATCCGCCTCCTTCAGTAAGAACATCAGTTGGACGCCTACGTGCAGCAGCTGTATTTGGCAAAACTACACCTTTGGCAATGCCACTACGTACTACATCACCAGGAGTACCAGGTCTGATGGCGCCTGCAGGCCGTCCTTCCGTCTCCATACCGTAAATACCTACACCTCCTTTAGGATCATTGCGCATGTATTCACGTTGTTGTCCACCAGTGGCCAGTTCAAATTTAGGCTCTTCAACAAAACCACGTCCTCCTTTTCCGCGAATAGATGTACCGCTTGCGGCTTGAAGAATAGGCGAAAGCCCACTTCCTACATCTGGTTGATAAACAGATTGTCCAACGTAAGATGGTGTTTCTAAGTTAAGAACAGAAGGGCGATAACCAGGACGAATTTCTACGCTAGCTGGAATAGGTTGAAGAGTTGTCGGATCTTGTTCAAAGAAAATACGCGATCCCTCTTCAATATTTGGGCGAAGAGATGTTGGCCATTCTTTATCAATTGTCTGTTGAGCCCAGCGTTGAGCACCCGCCAGACTGCGTTCTGGTTTGACCAGATAGTTATACCTGACACTGTTAAAGGTATCGGTAAGATCTTCTAACTCCTCTTGAACGCCTTCAATTTGCATTTGGCGTGCACGACGTTGAACAGGGTCTTTCTCTTGTTGTGCAGCATATTGAAGCATTCCCAAATCTTCTTCGCGTAAACCAATTTGATTGCGTACGTCATCCAGCTGCATGGCACCTGCTTCTGCTTTTGCTTCTTTTGCGAGACGTATATCCCTCACAAATTCACTAATGTTTTCTTGTCTGGGTAGACGGCCTAACGCAACTTCTTCAGTAATATATTTTTGTTTAAACTCAGAAACAGGAATCGGCATTCCTGCAATTTCAACGGTGTCCGCTTTTACATTGGTAAACAGGTCGCCACCATAAGTAGCACCAAGTTGCAGTGCATTTTTTCTGCGAGTATAACTAGAGCCATAGGAACTAGCTTCTGCCCCAAGGCGATTAGCTAATTCGTTTTCAATAAGAGTAGGTGTAGGAATGATTCCTTCTTCTAAAAACTCATCTTGAATTAAAGCTCTTTCATTTTGCATCCAGCGGCCAGCGGACGTGGAAGCCAAGTCCAAGTCTTCGTTACGTTGAAGCTGTTGTGTGATTTTTCCTTCTTTCTGGCGCAATCCAGTATCAAGTGTTTTAGAAGCCTGTACCTGAACCAGGGGATCAGTCTGTGCTTTAACGGTGGTTAAATCAACGGTTGATTGTGGAATTGCGGTTGATTTTTTATAAGAGGCTTTAGAAATTGTCGCCATGCTTTCTGGATTAACAGCAGCACGTTGAACCGATTGATCAGCAGTTTTACGAGCTTTATAAAAGTTACGTCCTAAAACAGCGGCGCCTAAAACACCCAGGCCTGCTGCTGCGGCACCCAGGATGCCGGGTAAATTTGACTCCTCTTGCGGCGCACGCAGCTGATTACGGCGGAATTCAAGGACATCTGGTGCTAACTCTGCCCTTTCTTCCGGATCTTCGGGGTATGGGGTCCCAGTGGCACGGCTGTATGCAGCAAAGTCGGCGGGAGACAGGGCCATGGGACTAACTATTACCTATTGTTTGCTTGTTATTTGTATTTTAGGCCATGAAATGCGAAAGATTGCAGTAAAGTAGTATGAAGACAACAGGAATTGGGTTGTAAGTACCAAGATGAACCCCAAAGATAGAGCTGCTCGCATCACTGCGTTAGACACAATTGCAGATGAGGCCGAAAACCTTGTAAAAACTGGGGCAGATCCTATTTCAGTGCAGCGATTTGCAATTGGCGCACGGAAAGAACTGGCAAAACAAAAGCCTGATAAGGAATCGCACGTAGAAGCAGCGATTAAAGCAAAAAAAGCAAAAGATTTATACAGTTAAAACACAAAATAATTGCATTAACACAGCCGGGGCTTAAAACCCCGGCATTTTTGTTTGTATTTTTGGGCAAAACCCTTGATACTGCTACACATTTTAGGTGTTATGTACATCTTGATACATAAGACCGGCCCTATAGGGACCAAAAAAGGAGAAAAAATTTACTGACGCTTCTCCAACACCCCACGCGACATGAATTGCGTATAGAAAAAAAGAAAGGTGGGATGGGTTGAAAGTATATCGGGGGCTGCGCATCCGTATCACGCAGGTTACCACCGCATCCAACACCATGCGAATCCACCAGACACCTCGTATTGAGAAGTCCTGGAAGTATGACTGGCGTTACCACGCTGCAGTCGACGGCAATGCTGCCGTTGAGAAGGAGTTTGTCGAGTATGCGACTGGAGTACTCCAGTTGCTGACGACATGCGACAGCGTAGAGTTGGTTAACATACCAACAACGCCGAGGCACTTGCTGTACTGGTTGCTCCACAAGAGCGACAAGAAGCTAGGGCTGACAGTTTATACCGACGAGCAAGGACTTCGTATAACGAAGGTATCTGTTATCCGTTGACGGTTACCTCTTCCCCTGGTGAGAGCCAGGGGTTTATGCAGCCCTCAATCCCTACATTCCCCACCTAATTACCGTACAATCCTTGTCAATTCACTAGGTATTTATACCCACGACTAGGTATTTATACCTCGTGCGCGACCCCATTTAGGCTACAGCCGCCTGTTGGTCTTACAGAACAGTTACCAGGATCTTTCGTCGAGCTGGACGTTAAACGTAGCAACGTTTACACATTACACAACACCATGACTCAACGCATTGCAACCTACGTGATCATCGCTGCTTCCATCATGGGTATTGGTGGGCAAGCCGTTATCTACTTCACAGATAAGGCAACTGCTCACCAATGCATTAACCATGACTGGCCTAAGGAGCATGACACACTCCACCGTAACTGGTGCATCACCAACGGTTACGACATCTGAGTCCGTTTAAGCGGCGTTCCAGGGTGCAATCCCCTGGTTCAGACTTGCCTACAGCAGAGATAGGCACTGCATACACGGAGTAACCGTGGACTATACCGTCAACATCATCGAGCGTAACGGTCAGTACTTCCTCCAAGAAGTCTTTGCAGTTACTGAGTTCCAGTATGTGGAACAAGTGACTGCAGGTCCGTTCCAAGCTCGATGGCAAGCGGACGTGCAGCGCTCACAGGAGTACCCGGCATACCGGGGACTAACCGATGAGTACTGCCGTCTGCAACACTGAGTCCGTATAAGCGGCATTGGCAGGTGCAATCCCTGCCTTCAGTATTGCCACAACTCAGTGGCATCTCACAACACTACCCATGACTTACTAC